TTCCAACAACCTGCACCTGTGCAACAGTTCCAACAACCTGCACCTGTGCAACAGTTCCAACAACCTGCACCTGTGCAACAATTTGGTCAAAGTGGAGGTAAAAATAAATTATACAAAAAGAAATACAGATTAATTCAATAAAAAAATTGATATAAAATAAACATATATTTAATAAAGTTATGTTTATAACTATTTACATATGGATCTTTCACAATTTAGTGTAATTGACCTTAGGAACATAACTTCAGCTGATTTAGACAAACCTATTACAGTTAGAGGAAGAGTATATAAAATAAGAGTTACTGGTAATATTGGTTTTATTATTTTAAGATATCAAACATCAACATTGCAAATTGTTGCAACAAAAAAAATATTAGGAGTAGATAAATTTAAACAATTGGCTAGTCTAACAGTTGAATCATTTATTGACTGCTATGGTAAAGTAAGAGCATCACCAGTTAAAATTGAAATGACAAGCTATCATAATTTTGAAATGGATTTGTTGACTTATGATGTTGTTAGTTTAGCAAAACCGGTTCCTTTTCAAATTGATGATGCAAATGACTTTGGGGAAAGCTTTAGAAGTGATGTTAAACAATATACCAAATTAGAACATAGATGGGTTGATTTACGAACACCTGTAAATAATTCTATATTCAAAATCCAATCTGCTGTTACACAATATTTTAGAGATCATTTACTTAAAAATAATTTCATTGAAATTCATAGTCCTAAACTAATTGGCGCAGCTTCAGAAGGTGGTGCACAAGTATTTTCATTACAATATTTTGACAAACCAGCATATTTAGCACAGTCACCACAATTATACAAACAAATGGCAATTAACTCTGATTTTGATAGAGTCTTCGAAATTGGCCCAGTATTTAGAGCTGAAAATTCACTAACTGTTAGACATTTATGTGAATTTATTGGTCTGGATATTGAAATGGCATTAACACAAGGAAGAGATCATAGAGAAGTACAAGAAATGATCTGGAATACACTTGTATATATATTTGATAGTATGAAAACAAATAACCAAACAGAAATTAATCACGTTAGGGAAAAAATTCCATTTGATGATCCAGTTTACCCAAAAGAACCATTAATTATTAAATTTGTTGATTGTGTTAAAATGTTAAGAGCAGACGGAAAAACACAAGATGATTTAGAAGATTTAAGTTCGGAAAATGAAAGACGTTTAGGTGAAATAGTTAAAGAACGTTATAATAGTGATCTTTTTATAATTGATCAATATCCCACAGCTGTCAGACCATTCTATACCATGAGATCGTTGGAAAACCCATTATATTCAAATTCTTTTGATATTATCTTTAGATGCACTGAAATATCTTCCGGTTCACAAAGAGAACATGATTATGATACACTAATGAATAGAGTAGTTGAAAAAAATATTAATCCAGAAACATTAAAATATTATTTAGAGTCGTTCTCACATGGTTCCAGACCACATGGTGGATGTGGACTTGGTCTTGATAGAATAGTATCATTATATCTTAATCTCGGAAATGTGAAGCTAGCGTCATTTTGTCCAAGAGATCCTAAAAGATTATTTCCTTAATGGTTAAAAAAATTTTAAAATATATTTTTTATATATATAATAAGATATACACCAAAATAAAATGAGTATATTACTAAATTATCTTAATAATTATAAATGGTACATTATTTCAGGAATAATTGCAACAAACGGAATATCACAATTGTTTAAATTAATAACATATAGAAATTTAACAGAATTTATAAATACAATTGTTACATTAAATGGATCTGATAGTTATCTTATATCTTTTTTTATTAAATTATTTCTCATACATGCAATTCAAGACTTAAGCAAATATATACTTGAAAAAATCATTGGTTATGGTGTCAAAGATTTATTTAAGAGAATAGTCAAATGTATAATGTTTAATACAATGGAATTTTATAAAAAGGATATTCATACCAAGATTAATCAAATATGGCTATATTTAAATAATATAGAGTTAATGATGGAAAAATTATTAATAGACTTACCAAAAATATTAGTATTCATAGGTTACTATATTTATACAATATATAGAATGTATCCAAACGCCTTATTATTTATAATCCCCATAAATATTTTTATCGTATTCGCATTACATCCATTTTCTAAAAAACAATATAAATTACAAAGGGATAGATTAAATTATGATTTAGATGTTAAAAATAAATTGTTAGAAGTCACTTCTAATATTGAATTTGTTAAATTAAATAATCGAGAAGATAATGAAATAATGAGAATAGATAATGCATATGATAGATATACATTAAATAAAATTAGAGATAAATGGATTGGATTTTGTATTGATTTCATATCCCATATATTCAATGATTTCTTAATATTAGTTATATATTCAATTGGTATAATTTATATTGTACAGAAACAGATAAATCCAATTGATTTATTATATCTGGCCGTTAATACTGGAAATTTTTGTATGCAGATGATGCAGTTGAAAGATATTTATAATTATTATATGAAAATTAATCCTAAATTAGAAATTATATACCATATTATAAATTCAAAAGAAGAAAAAGTCCATGATAAAAAAATACAAACATATAAAAGAAATGATATAAACAGCATAAAATTTAATAATATAACTTTTTCATATGATAATATTGTTAATGTCATTAAAGATACATCTTTTGAATTTAAAGGAAATAAGATTAATTTATTACTAGGACCAAATGGATCGGGTAAAACAACATTAATTAAATTATTATTAAGAATATATGAATTAAAAAATACAAATGATGATAAAAATAAAATATGTTTGGATGATATTGATATAAAACAACTAAGTTTGAATGAATTGAGGAAACGTATAGTATATGTATCACAAGAACCATATATTTTTAATGAATCTGTTTTATATAATATTAAATATGGTACAGAAACTGTATCAGATACAAAATTAATGGAACTATGTGATATTCTTTATTCAAGAAATTGGTTAATAGAAAACAAAGATAAATCAGCTGGTTTTAGAGGAAGAAATCTATCAGGTGGAGAAAGAAAAAAAATACAATTAATAAATGCAATTTGCAGAGATTCAGAAATTATTGTATTTGATGAACCAACAAATACATTAGATAATAATGCATTATTATGGTTCAATGAATTTATTAAATTGATCAGAGATAAATATAACAAAACAATCATTATTATTACTCATGATATTAGACTGAAAGATGTTAGTGATCATATAGTTGACTTAACAAACAAATAAAGTTAAATTAATATTTTTCATTTATTACACTATAAATAAAAATTACTATTTCTAAATAATAATATTTCCTACAATAATATTATTGTTGTATTTCCAATCAAACAATAATATTTCCTACAATAATATTATTGTTGTACCTTATACAAACATAATCATTTGATTTCAAAAAATGTATATTGTTGTTATGGAATTTAACAGATAATATTACATTATTATCTTTTTCTACTATATTTTCGATTATAATACTATCATATACATTTCGACACATAATCATAAGTTGTAATTCTTTCTTTAATTCAATATAATTTTCTTTTGCTATCATAATTTCAAATTTGTTATGGAAATTAATTAACTGATCATTTGAAAATATGACTAAATGTTTATCAATGTCAATTTTATTATCTATTTTAATAACAATGCTACCAATTTCCCCTTTATAAATATATTTAGATGGTATTTGCTTTTTATGTAGTGATAATATTTCTGTATTATAAAATGTTTTATTTATTGGTCCTATTAATAATTTATTTCCAACTTTAATTCTACCTTCATTTAAAATACCAGTCACCACCATACCGACATCAGGTATAAACATTACGTCGTTTATCATAAACTCGGATGTATGTTTATTTTCACTGATCTCATAGGTTGACATATTAATGGTTTTTAATAATTCTTTTACTAATTCTATATTTTCCCCTGTAATGTTTGATATAGGAATTAATGGTATTGACTTTATATTTATTGATTGTATATCACTTTTTGATTTTATTATTTTTGTTTCATATTGTATATTGATTTTAACTTGTTCAATTATCATTGGAAATATTTTATCATCAATCATATCTTTTTTAGTTAAAATTATAGCAAAAGGTATATTTAATTTAGAACATAAATCGATATATTGTTTTGTATCTTCTTCCATTTTAAATATTTTATTAGTTTCATCATATATATTCTCTAAACTTATGAACATTAATATATAATCTGGCCTATGTGCCATTAATCCAAATAATGTTGTTCTAATATATTTAGAATTTCCTGGTAAATCGATAAAATTAATTATCTTTTTTGAATTTTTAACTATATATTCCCATGATGATATAAAACCACTATTGTAATTTATACATTTTTCATTAGAATATCCCATTATTTCATATTTTATACTCGATGTATTGCCATTCACTTTCTCATGATTGTGCCTAAATATATTGCTTCTTGCACCTCCATCACCATCATCCAATATATCATATGTCAAAATACCTAAAAAAGTTGTCTTACCATTATTTGTTCCTCCAAGAAGACCAACTTTTATTTCATCTTCTATTAAATAATCTTCCAATTTTCTTATTTTAACAATTGCAAATATACCTTTTTCAGTATGATGTATTTGTGTTGTATGTATTTCTGCATTACATAGTTTAACTATTCCAGAAAAATTAACAATTGATTCATTTATACTTTCTATTGGTACACCACTGATACTTCCATTGTCATCAATCCCAATATAATATACCGCCTCTTCGATACCTGTTCTTCTTCTACCCTCATTCATTCGCCATAACATCTGTGTTTTGAATTTTACTATTTTATCTGGGGTTAAACCATCTATTTGCCTCTTGTATTCAATGTTTCCTTCTTCTATTTCAGGAGGCAATGAGTAAATTTCATTCATATAAAAAACTTGATATAAATAAATATATACTAAATAAATTATTTAATAATCAATTTTTTAAATGTGTTATAAAAAAATTGATTATTTAATTACTTAAAAATGTCTTAATATTAAGTATTAGTAAACATCTTACCTATAATGGGTGTTAAAGGTTTTAAAAAGATTATTGAAACATTTGCACAAAAATGTGTCAAACAAACTGAATTCAAAGAATACAAAGGACAAGTAGTACCATTAGATGGTTCTATAACATTATATAAATTTTGTATTGCAGTAATGAATACAGAAAACTATAAATCTCCAGCTGGTGAAGTAACTGGCCATCTATTTGCATGTTTTTTCAAAACATCTTCCATGTTAAAATATGGAATTATGCCTCTATGGGTTTTTGATGGCAAACCACCTGAAATCAAAAATGATACAATTTCCGAACGCAAAAAAATAAAACAAAATGCACTAAATAAATTAATGGATATATCATTACAAGAAAGTGAAAAAATTAGATGTGAAAAAAAAACATTTTCAGTAACATCAAAACAAATTGATGAAATAAAATATTTACTCTCATTAATCGGATTACCATATTCACAATCACCTGGAGAAGCAGAAGCACAATGTGCGGCTTTTGATATATCAAACATAAGCAATGGTATTGTAACAGAAGATTGGGATGCCATACTATTTGGATGTAAAAAAATGTTAAAAGATTTTTCAAATAAAACTACAGTAAAAGAAATAAATACAAGTGAATTACTAAAAACTTTAGGGATGACACGAGAACAATTAATTGATTTAGGATCGATACTTGGAAACGATTATTGTAATGGAATTGGTGGGCTAAAACCAGAAGATGCATATAGAAAATTTAAAGAAGCAAATTACAATATGAATACATTTATTACAAATATTGCAGCAGAAAATAGTTTATATAAAAAATACAAAATACCATCCGATTTTATTGAAAAATGGATTGAATCAAAAGAATATTATTTAAATGCATATGTTAGTGATCCCAATAAATTAGTAATCAAATGGAATGAACCAAATTATGAGTTGATTTATGATTTTTTAGTTAATAAGAAAGGGTTTAAGGAAGATATAATATTGCAAAAAATTAATGAGCTAAAAATAATGTATCATTATTATATACACAATAACAATGAACTTATAACTCTTAGTCGGATAAAAAAAGAATTAAAGATAAATGTTCCGTTAAATAATATTTCATATATGGATACTTTTTTAGAAACAGTTTGTAAATTTCCAAGAGAAACTATGGTTAGATGTTAACTGATATAATTTAAAATGTCTTCACGTTTAATAGATATTTCTTTATGTTCTTCTATAAATTTTAATTTAACCATACCATTTTTAATTTCATCTCCACCAATTACAACCATATATGGTATTTTATTATCAAATACATAGTCAAATTGTTGTCTCATTTTAGGATTTTTATTATAAAAATATTCGACTAATATATTTTTATTTCTTAATTCATTTGCTAATATTAATTTATGAATTTCCATATTACTACCTACGGTTGCTATAAATATTATAGGTTTATTTTTAGTAATTTGAATATTATTCTCTAATATTGTTACTATTCTTTCTATTCCAATAGATAGACCAATTGCTGGAATTTTTCCTCTCTTTCCAAGTTTATCTAACATATTATCATATCTACCACCAGCTGCGATTGATGATGACATAACATTTTTATCATTATACTCAGCTTCGAATATAACACCTGTGTAGTAATCCAATCCTCTTGACAATAATGGGTCAAATTTAATTATATTCATTATATTTGTCATAGTTAGATTATTAATTAATAACATTACTTCATTATATGTTTCTAATGTTATATACTTCATATTCATTAACTCATTAATAAATTCATTTGCAGATAATTCTGATTTTGATAATGTTACAAATTCACTTAATTTATCAATACATTCTTTATCTATTTGTTTGATATTGATTAATTCATTAGTTATTTCATCCCATTGTATTTTATCCAATTTATCTATGGAAGAACATATTGTATTAAATTGTTCTTTTTTAGCACCAATATAATTTAAAACATCATAAAGTATCTTCCTACTATTTAATCTTATTTTGTATGTATTCTCTCCTAAAATGTCATTAAGAATATCTTTTAGTAAACATAATATTTCAGTATCTTGTATCATTGATTCATAATCAGTACCTATAAAATCAGCATCACATTGATAAAATTCTCTATATCTTCCTCTAGATATTTGCGGTTCATCTCTCCGATATACTTTTCCAATTTGATATCGTTTAAAATTTAATAAACCATTATTAACAATATATCTTGCTCCCGGAACAGTCAAATCATATCTTAATATTAACTTCTCCCCACCAATATCATCTAATGTATATACCAATTTATTAAATTCTTCACCATATAAATTTTTTACCGTTTCAATACACTCCATTACAGGTGTATCAATTGGAACACAACCATATAATTCAAAATGTTTCTTTATTTTTGTAAATAATAATTCTCTAATATAAACATCTGATGGATTAAAATCTCGAGTACCTTTTGGTGCCTTGATTAATGAACTGTTGATTTCTATTAATGAACTATTAATTTCCATTGATTAATTAATTAATTTTATTGAAATATATTAATCTTTGTAATATATTTATCAATTTTTTATATAAACACATAAAAAATTGATAATTAAATGATTTAAACAAAAGTATTAATTATTATCATTATATCTAATAATGAGTAAACCGAAAACTTCACATAAACATGGTACAGAAGAATCATATTATGATATTTTAGGCGTTAGTAAAAATGCTACAATTGAAGAAATTAAATTAAAACGCAAAGAATTATCGAAAAAATATCATCCAGATAAACTACCTGCAGAAAAACGGGAACAAGGAACGGAAAGATTTAAAAAGATAACAGAAGCATATGAAGTTTTAAGTGATCCAGAAAAAAGGAATATTTATGATCAGCATGGCAAAGAAGGACTCAAAGCACATGCCGATGGTTTTAATTTTAATGGCGGGGGATTTGATCCAACTGAAATTTTTGGTGATATATTTGGAAAGAGAAAACAACAATCTGTAAGAGTACCTCCAATACAAATCAGAGTTAATGTTACTCTGGAAGATGTATTTACTGGTAAAGATTTTATTCAAGAAATAGAAAGATTCTCAGTTTGTAATATATGTGATAATACTGGTTTTGAAGATAAAGGAAAACATGATTGTACTGTTTGTAAAGGAAGCGGATTTAAAATGGAAATGAGACAAATTGGACCAGGTATGATTCAACAATTCCAACGACCATGTAATAATTGTGAAGGATCTGGTAAAGATAATAAATTCCCTAAATGTAATAAATGTAATGGAAAAGGATTAGTTGAAGAAAAAGTTAAACTGTCATTCAAAGTTGAACAAGGAATGTGTAAAGGAGATATCATTGAAATTAAAAATGAAGGGCATGAATTACCTAAAGATGTTCCTGGTCTTTACAGAAGAGGTGATGTTATGTTTGTAGTTAATGAAATACCACATGAAACATTTAAACGCGGCGTTGTATATGACGGTAAAATGAATCCCGCAAATATCGCAATAGAGGTTGAATTGCAATTACATGAAGCATTGTGTGGTTTTGTTAGAAGCTTTAAATATTTAGATGGAACGCAGATGTATATCGATAACTATGATATTGTAAAAGATGGAGACGTTAAAATTATTAAAAATAAAGGTCTTCCTCAAAAAAATAGAACATACTTGTCCGGAGATCTTTTTGTTAAATTTAAAGTTACATATCCAGAAAATATTGCTGATAACACAAAATCAAAATTATTTGAACTATTAACAGGTAAAAAATATAATAGTTCAACTGTACACAAACTACCATCCGATGCTTACACCGTTGATATGAAAGATGTTAAAGATTATGTACCAAATGATAATTACTATGATGAGGATGACGATCATCAAGAAGGTGGAGTACAATGTGCTCAACAATAATTTGTTTATTCATCACCTACTTCATTATTATCTTGTGGTTGTTTCATTTGATTGTTTGCCATCTTTCGTTGCATCATTTGTTGTTGCATTAATTGTTGTTGCATCATTTGATTCATCATCATTTGTTGTTGAGGATTTTGTTGCATCATTTGTGGATTAAATTCATATTCTTCCTCATCATCTTCGTCTTCGTCATCGTCATCATCATTGTTATTTTTTTTACCATTCCACCATTTCCATACAAAATAACCAACAACTGCAACTAAAAACAATAAAAATAAATAAAAATATTTCTTTTGAAATACCTGTCCAAATAATGATATAGTGTCACCAACGTCAGGTACTGGATCTACTTGTCCTCCCATATTTGGAACTTGTTGCATCATTCCTCCAGCCTGCATTAATTGCTGACCTTGTGGTACCATATGCATAGGTTGTTGCATATGCATTTGTGGTTGCATTTGCATATTTACTTGTGGAGGTGGCATTTGAACTTGTGGAGATCTGTCAACAAATCCGATATTATTTTTGAAACCAGCTGCTAAATTAGGTGTTTGTTGATTTGACATTTATCGTATATAATACTATAATCTTATATTTATGATTTTTTAAACACATTTTCATCTAATATATTATTAATTTTATTATACAATTCTTCAATACCACTATCATTCTGAATTTCATAATCCCCATGTAAATTGTCTATAAGGCGTTCAGAATCATGCATATCATTATTGCTCATTCCTGGTCTAGTAACTTTTATTATTATACCATTTAATTTATGAATTTCATTTATTTCATTTTCAAATCTTACGTCAGATACCACAACACGAATATTAGGATCATTTTCCTTCATTTGCTTATATTTTGTTGACATCAGATTAACCCAAAAATTAGAATTTATATCTGGAATTATTCTGGTTATGTCTTTTCTAAATATATCTGTACCAACATATTGCAAAACTTGTCTTGGACTTACTCCCCAATTTGGATCAATTGTTTCTTTTAAATTTCCATATAATTGTTCATCATTAAAATTAAATAATACTTTACATGCGTCCTTTAATGGTTGTGCTAAAACTAATTTCTGAAATTTATAATTTTTTATCATATGGTCTGCAATTGTATCTTTACCTGCCCCCTTTCTTCCAAGTATACCAATAATCATTTTATTATAATAATTATGTAATATCATCTATTTAAATATATGATTAATAAATCAAATTTTTGAAATTCATTCCATATACTATTAAGTGATTATTGATTATTATGTAATAATGCTTAATAATGTTTTAAAACCAACAAAACAAATACATGCTACAAATACCACATATAACATCAATTTATATGATGATTTTATTAAAATAAATATTAATAAGCCAATTGCTTTCATTAATAATATTTATAATCATATAACACCAAATTTTAAATTATTAAAACATGATCCATATTTTACTGAAATTGTCGTCAATGGATACAAGAAATATTATTATAAAAATAAACCCATTCCGAAATTAATAGAATATGATGCTTTTTATCCAGAAGATTTTTATTACATATGGGAAATATTAAATGAGTTTAAATTAATTGATCATCATATGAGAAGATTTGCTTTTCTTGATGATGGAGGAACAATACCGTTAGGTCATATTGAAGCATGTATGAAATATTGTGAAGATAATATTAGATATGAATCATGTGAGTTTATTAGAATACCATTTAATAAACACAAGCTTAATGATTGTGATAAAAGATTTATTTCCATATATAGCAACCATAAAGATTATACATTTAATAATGTTGATAAACAAGCACTTAATTATTTTAATAATAATAAATTTGATTTCATAATATCCACATCATCTAAACTTGAAAAAAATTTATTGTCATTAGAAATACTTAATGAAAAATCAAATTGTTTAATATTTATAGATGATTTTTTAAATGCGTCAAATGATTCATATATACAATCATTATTACATATGTTCAAAAAAATAGTAATTTATCAACCAGTTATACAAGACAAACTTGATAAATCATGTTGGTTAGTTTTAATAAATTACCAAAATAATAAAATAGGTAATTCTATTACAAATAATTTAAAAAAAATAAAAGATAATTATTATTTCAAATATATTGATAATTTGCTTGAATTGTATACTCGTACAATTCAATATGATGATTATTCTATAACATATCATAATAATGAATGTATTGCGTGGGCAAACAAATACAATATGGTTTCATTGAATACAAATGAATTAATGTTGGATATGTCATACATAAAATACGTTAATGTTATATTTTCTAAAAATATTAATATGCCAAAGATTTGCATAGATGATAATAAAACTTTATATTATACTGATTTACATTACCTAAAAAGAAAATTAAATCAGTATAAAAGGTTAATTGATACAAAAGAACAATCAGTAAACAATGATTATAATTATCATATTGTTGATTGGAACCGATTAACAGATCATATTGACTTATTTAGAAATTTAAGAAAAATAGTACAGTGGAAATATAATGCTGAATTGGTCAATAACTCATGGTTAAAATTTTATGAAATTATAACTAATGAAAATATTATTAATAAAAATAGCCAATATCTAAAAACGTTTAATATATGCGAAAATAATTGTTCCTCTATATTTGCTATTAACCATTATATTAAAAATGAAACCAACATCAAACATTATGAATGGTATGTACATACAGTAAACTACTTTAAAGAATTTAATTGTAGATATGATCTGGAAAATATATTTCCAGATAATTGGTTACTAGTTAATAATGGTACATTAACATCTGATAATATACAATTGCTGCACAATAATAATAAATTATCTAATATTGATTTGATAATATGTGATGGAAGTATTAAAATTCCTTCAGATAAATTTAATGAACAAGAGAGTTATACTTCCAAATTAATATATACCCAAATTTATACAATGTTACGCTTATTACCAAAAGATAAATCAAGCATTGTTAAATTATTCATTCCATTTAACGAATCAATGACCATATCTATACTTTATCTACTTACTTTCTTATTTGAAAAAGTTAAATTAATAAAACCTATGACAAGTCATGATAGTAGTTCAGAAATATATTGCTTATGTAAAAAATATATTGGTTATGATTCAATTGATAATATTCTTAAAAATAGACTTGATTATATTTTAAATAATTATAATACTAAATATACTATTTTTGATATTGGTGATATTAATAATGATTTTATTAAAGAAATTACTGAATTTAGTACTATATTTGTAAATAAACAAATTAATTCAATAAAAAGGAGTTTATATCTAAGAAATATATATTATTATGATATTGATTTACAAAATGATATTTCTGTATTAAAAGACGATTGTAATAGACACTGGGCTGAAATGTTTAATATTAAACCACTAAATGATAATCATAAAATATTATACTAATTTCTTTATAATTATTCTTCCCAAGTAAAAAATTTGAAAAAAAGATTTAAACAATCAAAGGTACATATATTAATATTATAATCAATCTATAATAAATGATTACGTTTACTGAATTATTTGGTAACAATGGCAATAAGAAAACTATAGATAAGGTAAATAATACAAAATATGTAATACCATGGGTTGATAAATATAGACCAACTAAACTATCAGAGGTTGTATATCAAGATGATGTTATTAAAATGTTATCAACAGTTCTAAAAACAGGAAATATGCCACATATGCTATTTTATGGTCCTCCTGGTACTGGGAAAACAAGTTCCATCCTTGCAATAGCAGCTGAATTATTTGGACCTAAAAAATTTAAAGAAAGAGTTATTGAATTAAATGCATCAGATGAAAGAGGTATTAATATTGTAAGGAATAAATTAGTAACTTTGGCTAAAACAGCTATTAGCGATAAAGATCCAAATTATCTATGTCCTCCATATAAATTAATTATTCTGGATGAAGCAGATGCAATGACAAATGAAGCTCAATCCGCATTGAGAAAAATAATGGAAAATCATTCAAGTATAACTAGATTTTGTTTCATTTGTAATTATATTAATCAGATAATTGATCCTATAACTTCAAGATGTGTTAAAATTCGTTTTAAATCAATTAACGAGACAAGTATGACAGACAAATTAGCAGCAATTGCTAAAAATGAAAAGATGAACATTGATGTTGATGCAATATCCGAAATAGCTTCTATATCAAATGGCGATATGAGAAAAGCCATTATGTTACTACAAAAATTAAATTATTCAAATAAAAATATTGTAGTTAATGATGTTTATGAAGTAGCGAATATGGTTCCAATAGATAAATTGAAAAATATAATAAATGTATCAATAGCCAATACAACTAATGTTATGAATATCAAAAATCAAACATTTGAATTCATTTCAAATGGTTATCCACTAAACTTACTATTAAATCAATTGACAGGATTAATTGTAAATGATCATAATCTCACAGATAAAATGAAATCTATAATATGTTTACATATTGCAAATACCGAAAAACGATTAATTGATGGAGCAGATGAATACTTACAATTATTAAGCATTTTTATGTGTATCAAAACAACCGTTTTAAATATTGATTCCATTTATACACAAAAAAATTGATTTAAGCATATAATACATTTAATATATTAGACAATATATTAAATGATTTTATCTATTAAAACAAATAATTATACAATTAATTGTTCATTGTCATTTGACATATTTGGTAATATTTATTTACACGATATTGATAAAAATAATACATATCAATTAAACATTAATGGAAAAAATACACCTTATCTTGAACAAGGTAATTATGATATAATAGAAAAAAATACACGAAACCCTAATAAATTCACATTACTTGATAAAAATACATCATTGAGAGCAAAAATTAAAAAAATGCAGAAAAAACATGAATTGACACAAAATGACGAAAATGATAATTCTGATGATGAATATGATTTAGATGGTGATAAAAATATACCTGATTATTATCCAGAAGATAATGATCATATTAATAATGATCTTGAGTCAGAAGATGATATTTATGATGAAGATAATATAAACAAGTATGGCACTCAAAATATTAAATTTAATTTCTGGAATTCATCTACAGATATAAATATTGAGATTAATAATAGGAAAGATGGTGATATATCAGCATTATATGATACATTTATATATGATGAGTATAATAACTTAATTTTTAAAAGTACGTCACATGATGAATATTCAATATATAGGATAAAGATATTTTCTAATGGTGACATCTTTTTTAGACCAATTGGATATTCAGAACATAAATACAAAATAGAATATAATGTTTCTGGTGATTTATGTCTTTCAATTGTTAATTAATGGTTTCTTTATGATTTTCTTTTTAATCATTGGTTTCTTTTTGGGTATTTCTTTTTTTGGTAATGATACTGTTTTATTATCAACTGTATCATTATTAATTATGATTATATTATCATCTTCTTTTTGTACCTTTTTAAGCTTTCCTAACATATTTGTAAGTTCTTGAGCAGTTGGAATAAATGGTGGTAACTGATTTTGATCATTCTTGATTTCAGGTTTGTTTATCCGCGATGGTGGTAATGGTATAGGTAACTGTTGATTTTGTAATGTGTTAATTTTTGGAGGTGCTGGAATACGATGAGTTTTTGGTTGAGTAAAATATTCATCATATTCACTTTGTTTTGGTCCATCGTCAAATAAACATGTAGTAAAATCAAATTCTGGATATGCTTTCATTTGTAATACTTTCCAATTTATTCCATATTCTTTTCCACTTATCCAAATATCACTCAATTCAATATATGCCCTTATAAATGATCCTGAATCTATTTCATCATACTGTATTTTTTTGTTATTAGCATTATATATGTCAAAATTAAATCGGATTGATGAATCCTTGTTGATAAATGGTAATTGAATTGTTAAAGAAGGGAAAAATGTATCACATTTTTTAATACATGATTTTAATATTAATTCATCATTATGCTTATCATGAATAATAGATGTTATATATGACTCCAATTTTTCAATAAATTCCTTAAACTTATTAATTTCGTTATCTTGTTCATATAATATAAGTGATAATAATGCTACTTGTTTTTTATTATTTGGTATATAAATTTTTCCTAACATTTTTAATTTTGGAGTTAATAACCATATCTTTTGACTTGGTCTCTTAATATTGTTATTAAATATATTCATTCTTTTATATTCCAATACATATGGTTGAATATCATCATGCTTGAAATTATTAATATTTTCATCAATCTTTGTTAGATATGTATTGATACTATCCATATAATTACTAAATATATACATCTCTTTAATATACTTTGATTAATAAAGATATAAACACAATACTAAAATATTAATATGTGATAAAATAACTTAAAAAAATACCAATTCAATTTATCATAAATGAATTATCCTAAAAATCTTGATTCTGCACTTAAATGGAACTATAAATTTTGGAATACACAACCTACTACTAAATTAAAGGAAATTGTTTCATTAGATGGACCAGTTAATAAAGAAAATAATCAATCATCACAACAGGAACCGTATAAATTACCTGATGATTTTCAATGGGTAAATCTAAACATGTCAAATGAAACAGATAGAAATAATTTATCTGAATTTTTAGATAAATGTTATGTGGAAGATAAAGAAAAAATGTTCAGATTACATTATTCTCCAGATTTTATTAATTGGATGTATAAAGATACAAATCATATTGGAGTTGGTATTACTGTTAAAAAAAATAATTTGCTTGTAGCTACAATTTGTGGTAAAATTGTTAAAATGCAAGTAAATAAAAATAAATTAGATATGGTAGAAGTTAACTTTTTATGCGTACATCCCAAATTAAGAAACAAAAGATTATCACCAATATTAATTAAAGAATTAACAAGACAATTTAATCTAAAAGGATTTTACTATGCAACATTTACAGATAGCAACTATTTACCAACACCAATATATTCATCACAATATTATCATAGAGCTATTAACCTAAATACACTATTAGATACTGGATTCACAACACTTGATAAAAATACAAATCTATCAAATGTTAAAAAAACATTAAAGTTACCAGATACATTCTTAATAAATAAATTTGTAAAGTTAGACCCAATACATTTAGATCAATGTTATGATCTCTATAATAAATATATGGATAAATACAATTATCATCATATTTTTACAAAAAATGAATTTAGTAACTTATTCTTGGATAATAAATTTGTACATTGTTATGTTGTACTAGATGATGATGATAATGTACTAGATTTTATTAGTTATTATATTATGAATTCTAGAGTTATTTCAAAAAACACTAATCACGAATTTATTAGACGAGGTGTATTATTTTATTATACATGTACACATGAAACATGTTACAGATTAGTAAGAGATATTCTAATAGCTGCTAGAAATAACAATATTGATGTTTTTGATGCTCTTGATATTATGGAAAATCAATATATTCTGAAAGAACTCAAATTTGAAGAAGGTACTGGTACCGTTAATTATTACCTTTATAATTGGAAAATTAAACCATTAAAAAGTCAACAGATTGCAACAATATTAATGTAATGAGTATTATTTTTTTTTAATTGTAAATAGTGTTTTATTGCCTAATTTTCTTCTAGTTAATGTATAATCAATTAGAACTAACATTTTTGTAAGTAAATGAATAATGTATGTATCATTTATTTCATCACTATCGGTATCAGCATTAAAATTCAAATCTACATTAAACTTCTCATTGAATATGTCACAATATTTTCTTACAATTTTCCTATTATGTGATGCATTTTGCAATAACTCAGTTTCATTCATGTTTTTAAATTCTGTTAATGCTACATATGTTTTGTTAGTCCATTCATTAACAAATTTTATTATCTCGTTATACTTTTCCTCTAATATTTTCATTTTGTATTTTTCAACCCTTCTTATATATTGGTTTATACTTTCCTTTCCATCGTATATTGGAACATCAATCTCATTCATATGATATAATATATCTATTATTTTTTAAAATATTTTAATTTTTTTTCAAATTTTTATATATGGAGAAATATTTATGACCTCATATAAAATAATAAAACCTAAAATAGATAATAATGATTATAAGTATATTAAACTATCAAATGAATTAAATATATTATTTATTAGTGATAAAAACACAGAACTTTCAGCAGCTGCTATGACCATACAAGCTGGATTTTATGATGATCCAATTGAATCACAGGGATTAGCACATTTTCTAGAACATATGTTATTTATGGGAACGGATAAACATAAAGAAGAGAATTATTTTCACAAATTCATAAATGAAGCAGGAGGAATGACAAATGCTCATACAATGGAAGAATCAACTACATTCTATTTTCAAGTGCTGAATGAATATTTTAATGATGCTATTGATATTTTCAGTAGTTTTTTTATACATCCACTATTATCAAAAAATGCAATAGATAGAGAAATAAAAGCTGTAAATTCTGAACATAAAAAAAATTTAACATTTGATAGTGCAAGAACAAGTAGTATATTAAAAGAATTCGTCACAAATGATCATCCATACTTTAATTTTGGGACTGGTAATTCTGATACACTAACAAAACCACATATTAGAGATCAATTGTTTGAATTGTATAATAAGTATTACTCGAGTAATCTCATGAATTTAGTAATATTAACAAATAAAAATATTGATGAGATAGAAGAAAACTATGTCAAATTATTTTCACAAATTAAAAATAATAATGCAAAACGGTCATCAATAAATAAATTACCATTTACTAACATGGATCAAGAAAAAAAGTCCTTATGTATGAATCTTTTTAAAACTAGTCCAGTAAGTGAAACCGATACATTAACATTATTTTGGCAAATACCTAATATGAATAAGTATTATGAATATAAACCATTAGACATAATTTCACACTTATTAGGACATGAATCAGAAGGAAGTATATTTTATAATTTAAAAGAACATGATTTATGTACATTTTTACATGCTGGAATAGTCGAAGAAGATTCATCATTCCATTTATTTATTATTACACTTGAGTTAACAGAAAAAGGATTTAAGCATATACCATATATTTTTGAATGCATTTACTCGTACATCAAATTAATAAAAAAACAGTTAGATTATAAAGAATTATATGAAGAACTTCAAACTATCAATACAATAAACTTTGATTACTCATTACCAGGTGAAAAAATAGATTATGTTGCTGATTTATCAATGAACATGGTAAAATATCCTACAAAAGATCTTTTGTATGGATCATATAAATTAAATAATTATAATAATACTGTTAACAATTGTATAAAAGAATGTCTGAAATATATTACCAAAAAAAACTCTTTAATCAATATATCATCTAAACATTATGAAAATACTTTAACAAAAGTAGATAAATGGTATGATGCAAAATATAATAGTTACTTAAATCCAACATCATTTGGTAAAGAATTTAAAAATAAAAAATTTACAAATAATCTACATCTTCCTAAAAAAAATGATTTTATACCAAAAAATCTAAAACTATTTACTGGAAATAATACTACTATTCCAAAAAAATTATATCCCAACTCTGATATATGGTATTTTAAAGATAATAAATTTAATATCCCACAAATTAATTGTAGCTTAATATTGTATACTAATAAATTACATGAAAATGTAAAAAATTTTATTATTACTGAACTGTATTTTATGTTAATTGAATATCAACTTAATTCTGTATTATATTATGCAAGTATGTGTTCATCTGGATTTGCTGTCAATATTAAACACAATTATATTATTGTTACATTTTATGGCTATCCTGATACAATCCTTAAAATTATTAATGTTTTTATTGATACATTATTAAATCTCAAAATAACAGAAAAAGCATTTAATTTTGTCAAATATGATCTCAAAAATAATTTATTAAACTTCATTTATAAACCAGCATTTATGATTGGTATGGATTACTTTAAAGAAAAATTATACAAAATTAATTACACTAATAATGAATTACTTGATGGATTACATCATATTACAATTAAAGACATGATGATACCAAAACAATGGTTTGAACATAATTGCTATACTAAAACCTTTATATATGGAAATATAAATGATGAACTTATGAAAGAGATATCAAATTCATTTAAAATATTTAATTGTAATGATTCAGCTCAACAAATTAAAAATAACAATATAATTCTTCTTAACCCAGGTGAAGAACAATTATATCTTAAAAAGAGTTTAAATAAATCAGATGACAATTATTTTATTTTAATTTATTTTGAAATTGGAAATATTATTAAAAATATAACCAAAAATTGGGATCATGATGTACTATGTACGTTATTAATAGAAACACATGTTAAAGAAAAGTTTTTCTCCCAATTAAGAACAATAGAACAATCAGGATATATCGTAAAATCACATATACAAACATTCCAAGATAAAAAAGGATACTTACTTGGTATATCATTTCTTATTCAATCTCCAGAATTTAATCCTATTGTATTAAGGAAAAAAATTAGAAACTTTATTAAAGATATGTATAATAAATTAAATGAGTTAGATGATAAAAAATTTACACAATATAAATTAATTAATAAAAATTTAATAAACAAAAAATTCTTAACACAAGATGATGAATTTGGTTTTTATAATACTGAAATCATAAGTGGTGATTATGTATTCAATGTAAAAGAAATTTTAGCATCAAATATTGATAAGATAACCAAAAAACAAGTTGTTGAATTTTATGAAAAACATTTTATTAATAAAGCAACACGTAAAATAAGAATATTAGAAATGTATAAGGGAACAAGTATTAAAAAAAATTGATTATTTTATTATAAAGATATATTACTATATTATTATAATTATTTTAGTTAATATGAATACTAATCCATCTGATAGCAAGCTCGAAGAGGAAATTAAGAATTTAACTCCTGATGATATTAAAGACATCGAGCAAGAACCAGGTGATGTTAATGATATTGTTCAAGAAGTCCCAAATAAACAACAACTTGATCAATTAAAGCAAATGATTGACAGTATGCCACGAGAAAAAGTTATGGAACTTCTTGCAAACCTACAACAATCGAATGGTTTTAATCCAGTAAATCCAAATGGAAATACGTATTCAAGCACAAACAAACAAAGTATGCTTAAAAATAGACTCAAGCAAAAGATTCGTCAGAAACAAATGGGAAGAATGCCCAATAGTGCAAAGGAGCATGAAAAAGAAAAAATGATGAAGAAGATGCAAGAACAAATGAAGAAATCACAACCAGAAACACCATCTACAACTGGTTCTTCAGAACCACATCAATGTGAAGATGGATGTACTCATACTCATTAGTCAAAATATATTTATTTATTTATTTATTTATAATATAATGGAACTAATACAATCAGTTCATTTTAATAACATTAATATAACTAATATTTTTATACAAAAAATAAATAATCATGAAGATTTTTGTTTAAACAACCATGAATTCAATATAAATAATACGTCAATAAACAATTATTTTACTATTAAATGTGTAAATGGCATAACAAGAATATTAAATAATGGTACACAATTTAATATTAATATCATTTTTAAATTGTATATCAAAACATTACATAATTGTAATTTTGATAATCTGGATGCTATGAAACAACATTACATATTATATGGAAACCCAAATTATGATAGTAAAATCAGTATGCTTAAATCATTAAATATCCATAAATCGTTATATGATTATTTATTTGATTTAGACCTGTTTCAACAATCCTATTATCCAATTAATACTATCAGTGAAACATATATGTATTTAAAAGATCCTAAAATAGAATTTAGATACTTTTGCTTTAGATATCTTGATTATATTAAATCTATCAAGTTACCAAACATTACACCCAGTCTTAATAAAGAAACAGTGATTGTTGAATTCAGATCATTCCCCCATATAGAATTCTTAATAAGAAATATGATTATCAAAATTGGTTCTGATTGGTCCCATACCGTTGTTTGTGGAAATAAAAACTATGATCTAATAAAAAACATATGTTGTGCAATTTCCAATAATATTAAAATAATTAAACTTAACATCGATAATTTGAATCAATCAGAATATAGTAAATTATTGTCAACTGTAGAATTTTGGAATAATTTTATAGGAGATAAAATATTAATCTACCAAGAAGATTCATGTATTTTTAACACCAATATAAATGATTTTTTAAAATATGATTATATTGGTGCTCCTTGGCCTAAAGAATTTAATCATCCTTATAATGTAGGTAATGGAGGATTCAGTTTAAGATCAAAATCAGTTATGATTAAAACAATAAACAAAATATCCATATATAATACATCTTTTAGTCCACATACAACAAATTATATAAAACATAATAAAATTACAACTCCACCTGAAGATGTATATTATAGTAAAAACATTACAGAACATCATTTAGGAATTGTTGCAGATTGGGATACAGCTCATAAATTTAGTATGGAAATATTGTATTACGATAATCCACTTGGAGGACACAATTTTTGGTTATCATGTAAAGATTGGAAATGTTTATTATATCGCACTATTTTACAACAATATTCATTCAATACTAACAATAATAATATTTCACGATTAATACAAAATTTGTTTAAAAATGATTTTCTGGTTGATAAGAATTATACAGATAATTCAATTGTATCACCATTTCCAAATTTAAATGATAATGTGGCTATGTTTATCAATTAAACTAAATATTTAATAAAAAATTGATTAAATTAGTGAATCTATTTAATAAATCATTATTCTGATTATTAAATATGGCTAAAAATACTGGAAATGGATCAAGACAAGGAGTGATCACTGACAGAACACAAACATATAATCCTAAAACTGGACAATATATTAAAAGAGATGCAACTGGTAAATTTGTTGGTACAAAAGATACACCATTTAAAAGCGTAAGACGAGAAAAAAATGCAAAGGAACAAGAAATAAAAGAAAAAGATAAAAATTGATAAATTATTACAATATATTAAGATCTTTATTACATTTGTTTATTAATATGCAGGTATTAAACAAATATAAAAATATCAATAAGCCAGTACATATTGACAAATTAGCATTAAGTTGGATTGCATGTCAACAAGGATTTATTGTTCTGTCACCAAAAGCCGATGGAGAATATACTGAATTAAAATTTGACAATTATGTTTTTCAGTGCGAATACATCAAAGATAAAGATATATACATGATATTTGATACTAAATCATATCCAAGTAAACACAATGATAATATAATAAATAGAAGTAAATGGATAAGAAAATTACATCCATATGCTGCTAAATTATCGATTGACAAAGTCAACGATATATTGGAACTAAATGATTATATCATCAAAGATACAGCACTATTAAATGAATATCTGACCAATACAACAGACAACATAAAATGGTATCCTAAAATGACTTTTTTAATTAATATGAAATTGTATGACTTATTAAAAACATTAGATAGTAATTTTGATTCATTATTATCATATAAAACAGATGGATGGGTCATATCATCACTCAAAACTATTGGTAAATTATCAGCATTAACTTACAAATATAAACCATATAATGAACTAACTATTGATATTATATTTTTAGATGGTAAATGGCGAAGTAAAGAAAAAGTATTAGATAATGTTTTAAATACAAATAATCTAGAAATACAAAATAATACAATATGGAGATGTTACTGGAATAATGGTAATTGGATACCAAGAGAGCAGAGATATGATAAAAAAGTACCTAACAAACAGCATATCGTAAATAATCTTGAAGTTTTCCATAAAAATCCATGGACTGCAACTGACTTAAATTCAGTTATAAGTAATTATTATTATAATACAGAAGTAGAATTAAATATAAATAATGATGTTAAAGAATATCTTGATTTTCAAAGAACATTCTTTTCTGAATTAATTTTCACAATTATTAAAAATAATACAGTAAATAATATACTTGATTTGGGGTGTGGAAAAGGATATATTGCGAATCTTCTTGTTAATAAACATGTAACCGGAATTGATATTGATCCTATTAATATTTTCATTACAAAAAATAGACTATGGAAAAATAATTTTAATTGGGTATGTGATGATATAAATAATCTTAATTTTGGTAACAATGAAACATATGATCTGATTATTCTGAATAATACAATTCATACAATTGATAATGTTGAAAATTATTTTAAAGAACTTAATAAGATAACGCACACTAAATCAATATTATATTTACATTTCATTGATAGAAATTTGATTGATCAAAATAATATAGAATTCATTAAGCCATTAGGTAATAATATATACGAGTTTAAATACCCATGGAGAAAAGATATTTTGACTGAAAAATTGGTATCGTTTGAAGATATTGATAAATGTTTAAGCAATGACTGGAAATTAGAGTATCAACATAATTTCACTAATACACATATTAGTTTTGATAAATTATTATCATCTCATCAATATTTAGTTTATTATAAAAAATGAAAGTAAGTTAAAATTCAAAAATATTAATGTTATTTATATTATTATGGAAAAGTATACTGTATTCAATATGTATAAGGACAAAATAATAAATGCATCTGATATTGATGATGCACGATCAAATTTAGACATAGCAATACTATTAACTGCAGATAAAACAGAAATGAAATTATTAAACAGTCTAATAAGCGATAATCGTTATAATAAAAAAATGGAAACAAATAAACTAATTGTTTATCTTAATATTTTAAGTATGTTAACACAATATAATGATGCAGAAACATTAATAAATGATCTCCAAAAAAATGTAACTGATATCGTTCAATTAAATACTTTCAAAAGATTGTTAAGAAATAAATCTAATAATTATAATAAAAATAATAATGCAAAACATTGTCCACATTGTAATCAATTAAATTTTAATGAGACTAATACAAGTTATATTATATGTGGATATAGTAATAGAGGTTATGATTGGAAAGGATGTGGGAGAGATTGGTGTTTTGCCTGTGGGAAAAAATTATGTAAAAGCTGGAATCATAATTTATTGTTCAATAAGCTGAATAGACATCATGATAGTAAATGTTGTAAAAATAATGCTCATAATAATGGTGAAGATTATGAGAATAAATATTGTATGTGTAAAAATGATTATGTCAGTAGATAAATATTTAACTTGCGGAAAATTATAAAATTAAAATTGTAATATAGTATAATAATAATGAGCTTTAATTTGATAAGAACACCAAATCTAATAGATGTTCGTCCAATATATAAGAATATAGCTGATGAATTTTGTAAATATTATTACACATTATATGATTCCAATTTTCCAATGTTACATACAGTTTATTATTCGGATGCCCAATTCACATATCAAGATGTAGAATTTACTGGATTTAATAATTTGTTACATGCATTGATTAATCATGGAATATATAAATTTACACATCATAGCTTAAATATAACGGCACAACCAATTGGCCCTAATGATATTATGATTCTTGTATGTGGATTACTATCATTGAATGATTCTATTTACCAAAATAAATTTGTGGAAACAATTTACCTCCACAGAGATGAAATCAATAATATGCGTGTATGTTCAACAGTTTTTAAAATTGTTGATTAATAATTTCTTCATTATTATCAATAAAATGTTCTATTTTATTAATATCTAATTCATTCTTATTCGTTTTATTCATATAAAATTCTGGAGCTATATATCTGACTATTTCGTCAGCCAATGATTCATTATCTATTACTCGTTTTACCTTTTGTAATATGATCAAATTTTCTTGTAATTGAACCAATTCTCTTGTCTCAAGTACCTTAAATGTATCTATATTATCCATCCAATATTTGTCTATTGATTTTCTGATATATTTTAATAATGGTGTAATTACATAATTCTTTGTTTTAACGCCCTTATAATCATGATTCCAGATAGATTGATTATTTTCTAAAAGCTCTTTTATTACATATGTCAGTCTAGATACATCACTATTCCAAATGGATTGTTCTGATGGATTATCCTTCTTATAATATTGAATTATAAAGTCACCCAAATATTTATGCAATACATCATTATTGAATTTACTGATAATAGTTTCAATAAAATCCGTTTCGTCATAAGTTAACTTAGCATAATCTTTAACTCCCTCCAATGCTGGTGCATCTGAATAGTGTTGTTGAACATATTTCTTGATTGAAATATTATAGTTTGTTGTATTACCATATTTTCCAGATCGGATAAATGATTTGAGTTCGTTAACTTCTTTCTTCAAATATTCAATTTCCTTATCTTTCATTGCCTGTTGATATTCAATAAGTTGTTGTTTAAGAAGCTCAATTTGTTTATCTTTATCAGTTTGATTATTATTTTGATTTTTACAATAATGATTTTTATGTCGTGATAAGCTTGGTGCAGATGAAAATGTTTTATTACATATCAGACACAAAAAATTGCTTGGTAGTTCTTGATTAACATTGGTATTAACATTAGTGTTAATTTTTGTGTTAATTGTGTTAATACTCTGTGTTAATTGTATATGAGCAACCGAATTAATATGTTTATTAAAGTTACTTTTGTCATTAGTCTCATAATTACACGTAGTACATTTATATTTCATATATAATTATTCTATATAATTATTTTTTTAAGCAAACTTGGTAGTTGCTTGGTAGTTCAGTTAACGTAGGTACTACTACCAAGCAAATTTTTAGGCATCTTGTATACTTTTCTTTAATTATTTACCTTATTACATTTCAGTTTTATAAAATTACTATTTTTATGTAAATTTTATCTGAAAATTCGATATAACATTTCTATAATATATGTTTACTGATATACTTTTTGTGTATTATATTATGTACACAAAAATGGTTTTAAAAATATTTTTACCATAAAATTTTTATTCCAACACAAAGTTTGTGTGTTGAGACCCGCAAACTAAGGGTTATTTTTAGAAAACTTTTTTATGGACACAATATATATTGTTTTATTATTCATCTATGTCAATAAAATGATTATTATGTATATCATTTGTATTAGATTTGTTCAAATAGAATTCTGGAGCTATATATTTAACTATTTCATCAGCTAATAATCCATTGTCTATACATTTTTTCACCTTCTGTAGAATAATTAAGTTTTCTTGTAATTGTACCAATTCCCTTGTTTCCAGTACCTTGAATGTATCTATATTATCAATCCAATATTTATCAATTGATTTTCTGATGTATTTTAATAATGGTGTAATTACATAATTCTTTGTTTTAACGCCCTTATAATCATGATTCCAGATAGATTGGTTATTGTCTAACAATTCTTTAATTATATAGGTTAATCTAGATACGTCACTATTCCATATAGATTGTTCAGATGGATTGTCTTTTTTATAATATTGGATTATGAAGTCTCCTAAATATTTATGTAGTATATCATTGTTAAATTTACTGATAATAGTTTCAATGAAATCGGTTTCATCATAAGTTAACTTTGCATAGTCTTTAACACCCTCCAATGCTGGTGCATCTGAATAGTGTTGTTGAACATATTTTTTAATTGAAATGTTATAGTTAGTAGTGTTACCATATTTACCAGATCGGATAAATGATTTGAGCTCATTAACTTCACTATTTAATTTATTAACTTGTTTATTTAGGAATTCAATTTCTTTATCTTTCATTGCTTGTTGATACTCAATAAGCTGTTGTTTAAGAGTTTCAATTTGTTTATCTTTGTCAGTTTCATGTTTAAGTTGACTATTTTTACAGCGATAATTTTTATGTCTGGATAAACTTTGTCTACATGAAAATAATTCATTACAATTATTACAAATAAATTTATTTGTATTTTTAATATCATTTTGATGGTTTACATTTTGGATGACATTTCGGTTTACATCCGGTTTACATTGGTTTACATCATTAAAAATATAATGAGATGCCGATTTAATATGTTTATTATAATTACTTTTGTCATTAGACGAATAATTACACTTAGTACAATTATATTTCATATATAATTATGCTATATATTTATTTTTTTAAATAAACTAGTACTTTTTCTTGGTAGTACTGTAAGCCTGGTACCAACTACCAAGCAAAAATATTGCATATCTATTATTCTTTTTTTGTATTCTATTGCCTTATTACATTTTCGTTTATTCAGATTACTATTTTGAAAAAATTTTTTCAAAAAAATTATATATGAAAATCATATCATATCTGTTATCTAACATACTTTTCATATACTCTATTATGTACACAAAAATGGTTTTAAAAATATTTTTACCATAAAATTTTTATTCCAACACAAAGTTTGTGTGTTGAGACCCGTGAATTAAGGGTTATTTTTTAGAAAACTTTTTATATGGACACAATATATATGGTTCTGAAATTACAATGAGATTAGGTAAGTATTTTTAATAATATTACATTAAATATCATTAAAATTTATTTATCTTTTATTTGTGGCAATGATCTTGAATCGGTATCGTTTCCAGATAAGTAATTGACTTTATTTTTAATGAAATCTAAAGGTGTTCTTAATGTCTGATATGTCTCTTCCACAAAATTAATATGTTCATCCATTGTTTTACAACTAGATTCACATTTATTTATTTGTTGTTTAATAACTTCTATTTTTGTATCAAGTTCATTAATCCGATTCTCTATTGCATTTAATTTCTCAATTATTAGTTTTAAATAATCTATATTGTCATTGTTATTCATATATATTTTACCTTATTTTTATATTTAAATATTAAACAAATAGCCAATATAAAAATTATTAATATTATACCGATTAATTTTCTGACTGTAAATGGATAATGTATCAGTACTTCATTTTTACTTTGTGGCTCTATTTCATGTAATAATGCTATTGCATTTTGAATTGCGGTTTCCATTGCAGTAAAACTATAATTACTGTTTCCATTATGAGTCCCAACCCAAAATAAATTCTTATATGACGATTTATTGGACATATAGCCTGCTTTAGTATAAAAATAAGCAGTGTCTATTGTTTCCCATACACCATTCTTTTTATATATACCAGGAGATACAATACCGTGTGTAGGTTTTGGCAAGTATGGTTGATATATTTTTAATTGTCTAAACACTTCATTAATTAATTCTTGTTCATTGCACTGATTTGCTGTCAGATTATTAAATGATGATATTCTATCTGTTATTTTTACGGTGCAGGTAATTACTGTTTTTGATCTATTATCATTAAAATCCATATAATCTGTCATAACCATATACACAATACCATAATCAGATTCAGTTATTCCTGGTATATGTTCGAGTTTCACTTTTGTATCCCAATGAAAATTAATTGGAATGTATACTAAATATCTGCTATCTCGTTCCCATTTTGTTAGTTTATCAAAATCTCCAAACATATTTTGATTAGAGCTATTTTTAATTATATTTAACATAGGCATTGGTGGTATAGCAAATATGTATTGTTTTGCTTGAATATCAATATATTGACCATTTTCTTTTGCAACAATATGATTAATATTACTGTTTTTAGATTCATTAATGTTTAATATTTCAGTATTGAACATAATGGTAACTTTATTAGTTTTTACTAATGCATCTTGCCATATTTTAAATAATCCAACATCATTTGGATGTTTAGGTTGATAAGTATTGTATAAAAAAGTTTGATTGAATATTTGCAAAAATTCATAAAGTGTATAATTATCTACAGTGCCTCCATCAGTAAGCATACATATAGTATTAATATAATCAATTGAATCTTTCTTGAAATTATATTTTTTTGTAAATTCTGTCATTGTGTAATTTTTACTGATGTTTTCATTAAACATAAACTTAATAAACTCATATCCAAATGCAAGTAATTCTCCATAACTCAGCAATGATAATAATTTATTGACTGAAACGTTAACTGAATAATCATATTTTGTAAATAAGTCATCAAATCTAATATTCATTTGTGATAAAATATCTATCAAAGAAAAATAGTTATTTAACACAATTCTTGGTCCATGTTCTGTAAATAATCCATCGACTCTTCTTACTCGATGACAACCTCCTATTGATGATTCTTTTTCAATAAGTAATATTCTTTTATTATATTTAGCCAAATACCATGCCAATGTTAATCCAGCAGGTCCTGCCCCAATTATTGCATAATCATACATATAACATACAAGTATATATTTTATCAAGGAAAAATTGAAAATATAATGTTAACAAAGTACATAATATGAGTGCTATTATATACTAGTATATACAAAAATGCTTAGTAAGTTTTTGTCACAGATGCCAGATGATTTCAAGTTTCCTCTTAATGAGAGGGAAGTATTCAAACTATGGCAAGCAATTGATCTCTATAAGCAAATTGTCTCCAAAAATGACGCAGGTGATGTATTTGCAAATCTCGATGGTCCGCCATTCCCTAGCAGTGACTCGCTTCATTTTGGACATGTCCATATCGGTATTATGAAGAGTTTCCTTGTTAATTGGCTTAATATGCATGGCAAAAAGGTACTTAATAAATTAGGTTATGACTGTCATGGTTTGCCTGTAGAACAAGTTGTATCCAAGCTCCTTAATCTTTCTACTAATGAACAAATTAGGGCATTTGGTCTTGCCAATTATAATCAGAAATGTGAAGATACTATCAAGAGTTTTTCTGGATCATGGCAAGCTATTTACAACAGAATGGCTCGGTTTGTTGATTTCAATAACGAATATAAAACAATGGATCTTCCTTTCATGGAAACTGTTTGGTGGGCATGGAATACACTATGGAATAAGAATTTGGTTTACCGTGGTTATCGTATTATGCCATATTCAACGGCTTGTGGTACTCCATTGTCTGCAAGTGAAGCGAGTGGAGAAGATGTTTACAAGGAAGTCAGTGATCCAGCAATCTATGTGAAGTTTCAATTGAAGGATTTGGATAACACATTTATTGTTGCATGGACGACAACTCCATGGACACTTCCAAGCAATCTTGCTCTTGCAATGAATCCCAAACTTAAATATGTTAAGGTACTGGATCTTAAGACCAACGAATATTACATTCTTGCTGAAGGATGTTTGCATAATCTCTATGAACAACCAAAGAAGAAAAAAGATGATAAGAAAGAACAGGAGAAACTTTATGAAGTTGTTGGTACTTATATGGGAAATGAATTTGAGAACCGGAAATATGTACCGCTTTTTGATTACTTTGCCGACGGAAGAGTATTCAAGGTAGTTATGGGTGATTTTGTCGAAGAGGGAAGTGGTACAGGCATTGTTCATCTTGCTCCAGCATTCGGTCAGGATGATTTTGATGCTTGTATTAAATCAAATGTTGTAACTGTTGAAGATGTTGGTAAATATTGTCCAATTGATGATAATGGTTTTGTAACCAAACAAGTAAGAGATTATGTTGGAGAACATGTTCTTGCAACCAATCCCAAGATCATTGAGAGACTCAAACACGAAAAGAAGATGTTGAAGAAGGAAATGTACAAACATAATTATCCTCATTGTTGGCGTACCGATACTCCACTTATCTATAAAGCAGTTTCAAGTTTCTTTGTCAAAGTGAGTGCCATTAAGGATAGAATGGTTCAACATAATACGAGAGTTAACTGGGTACCAGAAAATATTGGTAGTGGAAGATTCAAACAATGGCTTGAAAATGCCAAGGATTGGGGTGTATCACGATCCCGATTTTTTGGTACTCCAATTCCAGTATGGGTTTCTGATGATGGTCAGGAAATGGTATGTGTTGGTTCAATTGATGAACTGGTTGAATTGGCTGGTTTGACTGAACGTCCAACTAATCTTCATCCTCAATATATCAACAATATCCAAATTCCATCAAAACAAGGCAAAGGAATGCTTAAGCTTTGTGGAGACATTTTTGACTGTTGGTTTGAAAGTGGATGTGTACCATTTGGACAGATTCATTATCCCTTTGAAAATAGTACATTCTTTGATGACAAGGAGTATCTTTCTGACTTTATTTGTGAGGGATTGGACCAAACAAGAGGATGGTTTTATACTCTTATGGTTTTGTCTACTGCATTGCTTGACAAACCGGCATTTAAGAATGTAATTTGCAGTGGTTTGATTCTAGCTGATGATGGCAAGAAGTTTAGCAAACGATTGGGTAATTTTGTTCCTCCAATGCAAGTATGTGAAGAATATGGTACAGATGCTCTACGGCTATATCTTACTGGTTCTCCGGCAGCTCATGCAGAAGCATTCCAATTTAATAAGGAACATCTTAAGGAAATCAATGCTAAGTACTTCCAATGGTATAATTCTCTTAAGTTTTTGATTGAACATGTTCTCAAATATGAGAAAGATGGTAACAAATTTGATGTGGATGCATACCAATCAAGTACAAATGTTATGGATAATTGGATTCTTGCGAGAGTCCGATCCATGCTAGTCGGCATTGAAACTGCAATGAACAATTATACTTTCTACAAGGTCAAACCAGAAATTCTTGATTTCATTGAAGACTTGACGAATTGGTACATCAAGTTTAACAGAAATCGTCTACGTGGTCGTTATTGTACTACTGAAGAACAAGGACAAGCTGTATCTACGCTTTACAGAGTAATGATGATGTTTACTAAGATTGCTGCACCTTTTGTTCCATTTTTGACTGAAACAATGTATCAGAAACTGAGAGTACTTCTTCCAGAATCAGAACAACAACAAAGTGTACATCTATGTGATTATCCAACTGTTGATGAATTTCCAAATGATCCTGTTGTTGAGAGACGTATGAAGAGACTACAATTGGTTGCTGGAATGGTTCGTTCTCTTAGATCAAAGACTAAGAATGCTACAAGTGCAAAGGTTCCGCTTAAGAATGTTACCATTGTTAATGAAAATAATGAATTCATTGATGATGTTAAAGAACTTGAACGATATATGTCTGAAGAAATTAATGCTATCAGCGTTACATACAAATCAACATTTGGTACAACTAAATATAAGGTTGAACCAAATCATAAGGAAATTGGTAATAAATACCGAGCAAAGGCAAATGAAATTAAATCCAAATTAGCTCTATTGACACAAGACGAATTGTCAGTATATATTCAACATCCTGAAAATGGATTTGTGTTTAAGATTGGCAGTGAAGATATTGTTGTCAAAGAACCATCATTTACAGTTATTAAAGAACAAGAATTAACCCTAAAACCAGATATTGAATTTACTTGCACGGAAGGGCAAACTATGGTTATGATTGATTGCTCACAAGATCAAGAAGTAATTGAAATGCATACAAAGAGACTATTGATTGTTGCGATTCAAAACATGAGAAAGAGTACCAAACTAAGACCATGGAATCGGATTGGTATTTACTATCAGACTGATAATAAGCTTATTGAACATGTATTTGATAAATATCAAAATGAAATTACTCAAGAACTCATTTATCCTGTCTATCCAATTGATAAGGATAATGGGAGTGAAAAAGTTATTATTGAACAGATGAATGAAATTAATGATGATCAAGTTTTCATCAAGATTACTGATGCAGTTGGTGATTTCTTTTCATCATAAATATTTTCTTTATTTATAAGACAGTTAGAGGATATCTATCTAACCAACTTATAATACCATTTTGTCTGGAAATCAATACTAATGACCATGTTTGTTTCTTAAGTATAGTTCGGATATTTGATGGTATCGAACATTCAGATGTTATATGCCATTTAACACCAGAATGTTTTGATCCTTTTATTTTTTTAAATCCACTACCATGTAAGAAATCAGCAACAGTATCTAATGTATTTGAAGTGAAGTAAATTGTTTTTCCTTTAACTTTAATTTTATCAACACTTATAGTCCATAATTGGCTTCCTGAATTGGATATGTGTTGTAAAAACTTTTGTGGTGCTGGTTGTTTTGTGTGAAAACCAGCAACAGTTACATGCATACCGCCCCATGTTTTATTACAATTTACCAAAAAAGGATCTGAGTATTGAGTTAAGTCAGGAGCAATATATACAGCATATTCTATATTTCCAGGCATATTGACTGGTGTATATATGGATTGTGATGTAATTGTATATGTGTATGTTCCTATCAGACAAGGCATTCTACTTGTTGTAACAAGATGACGATGTAGATGGATAGGCATTGTATTTAATCTAGACATAATTGCAGTATGATTATGTTTAAACAAATCTATTGTTCTTTTTCTTATTGGAACGCTGAATCCATTAATATCAACGGCATAGTTGAAAGAATTCATAGCTGATGCTACTAGATTATTAACTGGTATTCTAACCATACTATTGGATTCTTTCCATGTTGTTCCATAGCAGTTATTAAAGATCACATTTATGTTGTGCATATAATCCTGATAACTCAGATTTTCAACATATACAACATATGCAACATAATGTTTAAGATATATAGGAAATGCATATTGTAATAATTCATTAGGATTGATATGTACTAAATTTGCAGTTTCTTCTCTTCCTTCTCTATAAGCATTATCTTGTGGTGTTTCACCAGGTTCAATACCACCACCTGGTTCAGTGTAGTTCATACCATTTAAACCAAACAAGGTTACAACAGGATTGCCTATATATGATTCTAATATTAATATCCCAGCTCCATTAAGCATGATTATATTATTTATGAAGATTAAAAAACTGAAATAATTAATACTTCAACTCTTGAAATATTATATAATGTTTTAATGTTTATGTTGGAACAGTATGAGAAAAATGATTGGAAAGTAGACAATAGTATGTCAAATAATGAAAGAAGATTAAAATCAATATCTGCTTATTATTTAAATGAATGGTACAATAAAGTAAAAGATATAACATTTGACACCTATATCTACCCAATATCAGATACATTAGAAAAAGCATGTCCTGATGTATTACCATTTGATAAGTGTATGGTAAGATATGAAAACAAATCACCAAAGGATAGTGAGTATTGGGGTCCAATTACAAACAAACTGCAGTTATTAAAGGTATTTAATACAAGTTTAAGATGTATAACAACACAAAATATAAAACCAGTTTATAAATATTTATGTATTCGCAAATGGGAAGATAAGTTAAGTCATGAGTATAGATGTTTTTGGAATACTAAATTGGTTGCTGTATCTACTCAATCAAATAATAATATATTTGATGATAATAAGTGTTATCAAATAATGGATTATATCAAATCGATTGAAAAATATATCCCATATCAAAGATGTGTATTTGATATTGCATGTGTTGATGATACATTTAAACTTGTTGAATTTAATAGTTGGGAAACAAATTCTGGAGCTGATTTATTTTCATGGACCACTGATACAGAAATATTATATCCGGACTTGACATTACCATTTTATAATGTTACATTTAGATGTCAACATAATCAAAAACAATATGAGATTACGAACAATGATATCATTATTATAAATAGTGATATTGATATAACTAAATTAAAAATTCTGAGACCAAATAAACCATCAAATTGGCTCATAACTGATAAATATATTTATATTACTACAGATATATGGTTAGGGAGATTTACACATGAATTAAAAAATATAAATTGGAAAAGAGGTATATATAGATTCACTAATGTGGAATTATGTGAAAATGGAGATATATATGTTAATGAAGAATATCTACATTATGACTTATCAAAATCAAACAGTAAAACAAACATAAAAGAATGTAATGGAGATATTTATAATGAATATCCATATTACAAATATGGTTTTTATTGCATATATGATAACATATTACATTTTTGTTCATTAATGAATAATGGAAAATTTTATTTATCTGGACTTGAATAAAAATTATCTGAGGTATAATTATTATGAATCGGGATAATATAATTATTATAATTTTAGTCATAAATTTAATCTTGATGGGTGCAATATTATTTTATACATACAAAAATAATGCAATTCGTGAACATCTTACAGCAGATGAAGCCATTAAGAATGTAGCTGGTATTTATAACACTGAAAATATGACAGTATCAAATCTGAGTGTTACCAAATCATTCAATATGATACCAAAAGGTGTAATTGTAGCATGGGATAGTGCAGTAGCACCAACTGGATGGGCACTATGTGATGGTACTAATGGAACTCCTGATCTGAGAGGTAAATTTATCTTGGGAGCAGGGCAAGGTGCTGGTTTAACCAATAGGGTATTGAAGGCTGTTGGAGGTGTAGAAACAGTAACATTGACAACTGATCAAATACCATCCCATACACATGGAGGTGTTGTTGCTAGATCAGATAATTGTTGGAAGAGTGGGGACTGTAGTGGATCTAAATATCTTGCAACCAATACAACAAGTACAAGTGCTGCAGGTGGAGGCAAGCCACATGAGAACATGCCACCATTTTATGTTTTGACTTATATTATGAAGCTTTAATTTGATTTTGAGTTAAATAAAAAATTGATTATTTAACTTAATTTATTAATTTTATATTAGTATTAATATTATCTTATGAGTAAAGCTGTTAGTAAAGGACAGATAATAGATTCGGCATTTGGTAAAGGGGAATTAGTTGAATCAAATGGATTAGTCTATGCATGTACTTTAAATCAAACCGATATTGATGCAAATAAAAATAAATTCTATATCATGCAATTGATCAAGAATGGATCAAACTATACACTTGGAATTCGCTACGGTAGGACAGGAGAGCCCGGCAAGGCCTATACCGATGCACATGCATCAGAAGCTGACGGTATAGCTGCTTTTCAGAAACAATTTAAGACAAAGACTGGAAATGCATGGGGAACAAAAAATTTTGTAAAGAAAGCAAATAAGTATTTCATGTCAGAGGTATCATACGAAGATGAGTTAAAGAATATTCCAGTAACTCCAGCAACTATTCCTGACTCTAAGTTAGATAAACGTGTACAAGATTTAATTAAGATGTTATCTGATGTAAATATGATGCAAAATGCATTGGTTAATTTGGAAATCGATACAAAAAAACTACCGTTGGGTAAGATAAAACAATCACAATTAGATAAAGCAAATGATGTGTTATCAAAGATTCAACCATTGCTTGTTGATATTACTGGGAAGAAGGGTAATGTTGAAGAACTAAAACAACAATTAGTATCATTGTCTTCAGATTTCTACACTCTTTTACCAATGGCTTTTGGAAGACGCAAACCTCCTGTTATCAATACCGATGAAATGGCACAAAAATATCATGATGTATTGGACGAATTGAGAAATATGGTTATTGCTGTACAAATGACAGAGAATGTCAAGTCTGGTGAAAATCCTCTTGATAGTATTTATAATGATATTAATACAACAATTAATCCTCTTGATAGAAATAGTCAGATGTGGAAGGAAATTGAGAAGTATGTGGCGAATACACATGGGCCAACACATAATTATAAGTTAGAAATAATAGATATATATGAAATTGAACAATTTGGTAAAAGACAAAAATTCGAGGAACATTGTAAAAATATACAAAATAGAACATTATTATACCATGGAAGTGGAATGACTAATTGGATATCAATCATGAAAAATGATTTGCTTCTTAACCCTCAAAAAGTGAATAAGAATGTCATTATAACGGGGAAAATGTTCTCTGACGGAATTTATTTCGCTAGTGCAATTACAAAATCATTTGGATATGTACGTTCAGATGCTTCAAATGGTATTGGATGTTTAGCTCTTGCTGAGGTTGGATTGGGTAAAATAGGTAAAAGAACGCAAGCTGATTATTATATTACTAAATCGAGTTTAGCAAAAGAAAAATGTGATTCAATTCAAGGTGTTGGTAAATATACACCTGGATCAAATGTAAATATTAATAATTTAATAATACCGAACGGTAAATTAGTGGATTCCAAAGTTAACGGTTCATTATTATATGATGAACATATAATATATGATTCAAATCAACAATTTATTAGATTTTTAATTTTAGTAAAAAATCAATTATACAAATAGGTAATATTACACAAAATAACATTTAGAACAGAAATATCCTTTCTTTTTTCTTTTAAGCATTGATGATAAATCACACTCCCATATAAAATTACATTTATTACATTTCCATTTTAATTTAGAACAATTGTTTGTATATTTATCTGAAATACATTCACAATTATATTCTTCAATATTTTTATTTATTGATTCTATTGTATGACCTTTTTGTCTAGTTTTATAACATTCTAAACACCATGATCCAGTCTCAATATTACGAGGTTTTGTTTCCCATATGTGGTTAAATTCGCACTTGAATTTCATTGGTATATCTGGAGTATATGTAGTTGATAAACATTCACCTCTTTTATTTGTAGATATTTCCTTAATATTATTAAATAATTTAACATATCTTGATTTGAATATATTTATAGCTTTTATATCAATATGTTCTTTATGAGGTATGTTGATTTCATTTTTTTCACAAAGATCAATTATATACTTTTGTAAATTATTAGGTTTAATATAATATGGAATATATAGTAATGTAATTCCATGATTATTACATAATGTAAATTTTAATTTATCACGATTTTGTTGTTTTATAAAATTTTCATGTGTTTTATGAAATCTTTTACAAAACTCATAATGTTGTTTTCCCTGATATTCAAATCCTAATTTTAAATTATCACAATACATATCTATCTCTAATAATTTATTTGTTTCCTGATTGATTAGCCATGTTGGTTTTATATTAATGAAATTTTTGTTAAACATTTTATTAAGTAATTCTCTAGATAATCTTTCGTTATATGAAATACTTTTACTACACTCAGTACACCAATGTTTATTTATAGATTGATATGTTGCTTCCCATATATGTCCAAATTCACATTCCCATTTTAATTTAGTGGAATAACTTATATATTCAGCTGATAGACATTTACCACCTCTATTTTCTGCTAACTTTTTGCCATCTTCAATTGTAAGTTTTGTAGTTCCATTACATTTCGGACACCATGTTCCATTCTTTTTGTTTATACTGTTTGCGAATGCATACCATTGATTTCCACATGCACACTCCCATAAGTATTTTGATGTCATACCAACAAATTTAGTAGATAAACATTTTCCTCCCTTTTTAGAAGCTATATCTTTTAAAAATTGAATGTTATAAAAATTACAGTCTGGATGAGAACACCAAAAACCTCTTTGAACTCTTGCATATGTATTTATAAAAATATGATTATTTTTGCATTTCCATATCATAAAATTTATATTTTTAACATAATTTATTAAAAACAAATTGTTTTATTGTATCTATTTTTATTTTGCTTGGTCTTTTGAATGATAATTGCTTATTTCTTCTTTGATTAATCAACATTTCATATACACTAAGTATATTGCCATTATTTGTGTTATATAATTTTATTATTGAATTATATTTTGATATAACATTCATTATATTTTAAATGTCTATTATATTTTTAAATATATTTTATTGTTAAAAGATTGATAATACCACAATATAATATTAAAGAATTATCATAATCATAAAATATTATCCCAATGGATACCACTGCTGACTCACAACAACCAACTACAGAAAATGCAATATCAGAATTATTTTCAACCATAATTAAATCTGATATTGAGGATAAAACATTTCCTCTTACCGTTACATCAGATACATGTGGTAAGCATGAAATTAAATTAGTTTTTAATGGTTTGAGAGAATACTCTGAATCCGATGATAGTGAACTTGTTAAAACGATTAAGAGTTATGGTATATTGGATGATACTGATATTATTTTTAAAAATGGTTATATGTTTACAAAAGGAGGATCATTTTCGCTGGATGATGATATGAACCGAGATTTTACTTATAAATGGGAATATATTAAAAAAAGAGATAATATAACAAAAACTAATTTAAATGATAATCAAACAATTAGTTTTCTATTACAACTACCAGATAAAGAATATAAGGAGTTACCTCCATTCAATTATGAAACGTATATGGCTAATGATAATGTATCAGACGAAGGAGATAATGATGATGAGAATGATTATGATATGTTATTATACAAAACATTCATTGATAATCAGATGAGTGTTGATAATTTGGGTCTTGTATATGAGAATGAAATAGTTTTGAAATGTAGTTATGCGAATATACTGTATTCATATCCAAACTTCAATAGTAACATTGTTTTTACCATACACGCAGATGATGAAATTGCTGGTTTTACAATGAAAGAGTTAGCGTTGAAAGCCATGCAAAGATATCATTTATTGTATTATCTATTTAAAAATTATAATATGAAATCAGGAGAAATCATTGCTGATAATACTAGTGAGTTTGAACGTTGTTTTAGACCAACTTTATGGGATTCAGAATGGAGTGATAATGGATTATTAAATTTAATGTATCATAAAAATACTGATCAATGGGAATTTGTGTGTTGTGATTATATTTAAATAATTTTTTTATCAGATAAATAAAATATTCTATTCAGCAAATTCAATATCATCATCTTTATTTCCTTTGTCATTCTTATTCTTTTTACCTGGTTTATCTTTTCTTCCTTTTGATACAATATAATTTTCTGAATCGTCACTATCACTTGAATTTATATTCAGTTTATCAAATACACGACGTTTATTTATCATATTGGAATAGCTTTTAGAATAATCGTCATTCCATGGTACAGTATCACTAAGTATATCATCTGGTATATTCATATATTCGAACCATTGAAATACATCTTTTTCATTATCATGGAAATGAATTCCAGGTGCACATACCTTTTTAAGATTTCCATCAAAATTATCAATTGTTATCTGTTCATTTTTTCGGTATACAAATTGATCTGTATGGACACATGAATATGCTTCCAATATTTCTTCATTCTCATCAATATCACATTTTTCTGGTAATTTACCGATTGGTACCTCTTCAACCTTATCAATCAATCCTCTACAAGAAGGGCAATTCTTATTTTTAGATGCATTAATTAGTTCTGCCCAACAAGATCCACATAATTTATGTCTGCATGGATGCGCGATATGTGTTGCTGGAGCATCAAGACAAATACCACAATCATCCAAATTAAAATCCTTTATATAATAATGATGTTTCTTTTCATAATATACTTTTTTGATAGATAGGATAATAGCTTTATTTGTTCTATATTTATCTTTATGTTGATCCCATGCAACCTTTGCATCTTTTGGTAAGAATAACTTTATAATACACATTTTATTATCATGTGTTCTTGCAGCTTTATAACCAATTCTCCCTTCTTTCATCTCTTTTTCAGACAATGCCTTAATTGTTAATCTATTTGATTCATTTATAAATTTACTATTAATCTGTTGTCCATTATCATCATAATTATGTTGGTCAATACTATTAATATTTTCTTTTTTGGTTTCAGATTTAGTTGCAATGATATTTTTTACAGCACTACCGACATTTCCATATCTATGGATTAATTTATCTGGAAAATGATAAGTGAATTCAAATTTATATTTATCATCATCTGTTATGAGTATTTCTTTTTCAAAACATTTCATAATGTCTAATCGTCCCAAATTATCATTTCCATATAATGCATTAAAATCAAAATTAAAACTACTGATAAAGTTGTAATTTAATATATCATTAAAACTCAATTCATTTTTATCACATTCATCCATCTGATTCAAATCCACAGTCATATCATTATTTACAATTGTTCCATCATAAATTAGAATATTATCCTTATAAATTTTTTTGTTATAACTTTGATATTCTTTAAATCGCACAGTTTTGCTGTATTCTATTTTATAATTTCTACGAATTAGATAGGTATGATTCATAAGTTCATTAATCATACCATTGACTGTTTTTGTTGTTTCCGTCAATTTGCTTATTACAGTACCATCTACTGTATTGTATATCTCTTGTTCAATGTGTACAGTTTTATGCCCTTTAATTAAATTTCGCAAACCGAATAATCTAGTTATTTTAGAAATTAATAGATTATCATTATTATATTTCAAAGTTGTTAATTTGTATGCATTACCCTCTTTATGTAATTTTTTAACATTAAAATTAGAATATGTGGTCATAACATATTGTTTCATTAAATCGGTTTGATTATCTGCTAAAAAATCGGGTAATTGTAATTTTAATTCATTGATATATTCTTTTGTTTTATTTAATAATATGGTACTTTTATTACACGAAGAATCATAAGGTTTAAATTCATTTACAGATGGGGAACGATTTCCATAAAAAGGTGAATGATTTATCAACATTTGAGAATTTTCTATTATATTACCGATACCATCAAATATTACCATACCATTGTAATACAATTGTTTTCTTGTGAAAGTTTCATTGTTTATTTTAATTGATAGTTTGAAATAATGTGATTTTATGGAATATAAATCATTAAGATTAATATTTGCACTCAAGTCAATGGTATTTTTAACTATGTTGTTATCTATGAAATTTAAATCTAAAACTTTCACTAATATATTCTGAATCAAATCATCACTGATGATTTCATATGTAACATTATAGTCAAAATTTTTTATTGATAGGTTATAATATTTCATATTATTGTTTAATTTTTTAATCAACAAAGGATAATCATGTGAATTTATTCTGATTATTCTATTTATTGGATGTAATGAATAATCATATGTTGATTTATCATAAATTTTTTTATTATCGTTGAAATAACAGTTTTCATTAAAAACATCATTCACTGCCTTTTCTATAACATCCGTTATAACAAATTTATCTTCAATGTTTTCATCATTTTCTTCACTCATACTATCCCAATCCCAACTATCATCTTCATCATTATTATCATTCTCATCTGCATTGCGTAAAATTCTAGTAATTGTTCTATAATTATGTTTTTCTTGTTCAATTGAGTGGTACATATTTAATTTAGTGTTATAGATTTTAGTTAAATTTTGTGTTTTGTATAATTGGAAAACATATTCATGAATTTGATATTGAGTATATTCCAGATTATCAAAACGAACATGCAATAACATTTTTTTATTACAATAAGTTGTTAAATCAAGAACATATTTTGGCAAAACACTATAATCATCTGCTAAGTTTTGTTTAATCGATAATTCATATTTATAATCATTTTGTTGTTCATCAACAAAATAATAAGGATACAATGATTGAGCAAATGTTTTCAGTATATTTATTTCATCCAGCGATACTGGTTTAGTCAAGCCAATAAAAAATTCATTTATCGTCTTATTTATTTTTTTTATATCAATATTGATTGGTTTATATATTTGTCTATCGGTCTTGAGTGGTTTAGATATTTGTCTATCAAAAGCATAATTGTTTTGAGAATAGTTAAATGGATTATCAACTAAAACGTTTGCCATGAAGTATAACAATATGATAAATTATCCATGAATTATATCATTGAATTTTCAAATTTTCTGGAATAAAAATTTGAAAAATCAACATTATAACTTTATCATATTACTTCTATTTTCATTTCCATATAAATGGATTTAGATTCCATATCCATTGAATCATTATTAGACAATATAACTCCTGAGATATTGGGGTTATTTCCAGATGATAGATTTTTAACACCAAATAATTTTCAGGATATGAATTATCCAATACATAACGATTTTGAAAGAATTGTATATAGTATATATAATTACTTGCCAGCCAGATCAATAATTGAAATATTGCATGAAATAAGAGAAAATAAAAATTGCATGGTATATGAATCAGATGTTGACGCATTACGTGGTATGCTTTCTAATAAATTAAAACTATCATATTTACTGGAAAAGATAAATATGAATGATTGTAAATATACAGATAATAAAGTTAGTTTTAAATTGCGAATGAAAGGTGATACAATTGAATCATTAATTTTTGATGATCTGGATAAAATAAAAAATATAAGAATTACAAGTGGAGAAGGTACTGTTTTATTTGATTCATTGGATAGATTGGATCATACACAGATGAAAGACTATACATTTCACAATAAGGGTAATATTATGAAGGGATTGTTAATATCAGATTATAACATACCTATAATTTCAATACATTTTGATGAAATTATAATGGAAATAGAATTTATTGATGAGTATGTGCATGATGATAAAACTATTAGTATTATTTACACAATGTTAGATAGGATTACATATGGTATACTAGGACATATCACATATGAATTAGATATGCAACCTGGACGATTTGTAATATATAGTAATGGAATGGCTGGAGAACATTTTCTTCATGATGATGGAGATTTATCAGAAAAATATCAAAATGGAAATCTTGATATTAAGAGGAAAGAATTATTTGATCTAGCGCATAAAGAGGCAGATAGGCGTAAAAATTTAAGTAAAAAATATTAATTATTAGAACATAATTATGTGTTTGAATTACTTTTTTTTTATCTAAATATACAATATAATGATACTAGAATTAAACGATATAATATTAAAACAAAGAAATAGTAAATTAACATTAGAAACAGTATATGAAAATATTTATCAGAATATAGAAGCAATAAGAGAAAAATATGAATATGTTCTTGATCCTAAAAAGAATAATACAACAAATAAATATTTACATGAAGGGTATTCAGAAGATGAAGCATATACATTATCATTTATGACAACATTATTAGTATATTTGCAAGTTAGTGGAATTACAATAAGCGAGTAATAAATTCATGTCTAATCAATTCATATTTAATTGATTATAAAAATTTGAAAAAGATAAAATATAATAGTCTGTATATATTTTACCCTATTAGATTATTCAATCAAATGACTACTGTATCGGTGTTTGCTGAATATGACAAAAGTATGCTAGCAGCACTTGATACATATCTATTAAATATAATTCTTGATGATAAAACACCGTTCTTTACTAGAAACAGTAAATTAAAGATGCTTGCTGATAGCAATCCATTGTATAAGGACAAAATTATGGATTTCACTAAGGGTATTTATGATAAGACAATTAAGAAACGGGATGATAACGTGATTATAACAGTTTACCTTAACAATGATAAATTTGAAATATTTGAGAGAACGATGAATCCAAAAGAAGACAAGGAAACTGGTCATGTTGTTTGGTCATATGATGGTAATGAATACACATCAACCCATGTAATTCCAATTGAATTACCATTGTGGACAAAATGGGTTATCGAGTTATGTGAAAAATGTGGGTTTACTAAGAGCAAATGGAATGCAACTTCGTCGTGGCATGATGATTTTGGTGAGTATAACAAATATTATGATGACAAAGCAGTGAACATTGTCATGTTTAAATAATTTTTTTATTAAAATAGTATTAAGATAACAAAAATATTTTAAAATTAATACTTAAAGAAAAGAAGCTTAAAAATTTGTTAATATAATATAGTATACTAGAATTTATAATGAGCGATATGAAAAAAGTTTTATCTCAATTATCAACTTTCCAACTTGTTGACACTGATGATGTTGCATGTCAATTAAAGGAATGTGATTTTACTCCTACAAGATTTGTTATGTCTCAAAGAGAGAATACATCATCTACCGTTACAACTGACAATGAAACCAGTAACTTAGTTAATATGCTATTTACCCATGCATGTGGTAATTCTCTTAGCTGTGAAACAAATGAAACATCCAGAGTTCTTCACGAACAGTATAGAAAATCATTTAATGAAACAGTTAACTTTTAAATAAAAAATTGAATTTTTACTATAATAATATATATAAAGACATATATATATTAATAACTATTAATAATTTCCCAAATGTCTGTACATCATGTTAATTCAGCTGAAGAATTTGATAACATTCTTAATACTACACCTGCGGATCGATATGTTCTAGTTGATTTTTATGCTGATTGGTGCGGACCATGTAAGAAAATTGCTCCAACTCTTGAAAAATTTGCTTCTACTTTCAAATCAGTAACTTTTTTAAAAGTTAATATTGATGATATCGGATTACTAGCTAATAGGTATAATATTTCATCGATTCCAACATTCCATGTATTCAAAGGTGGAAATAATGAACCAGAATATCGCCCTGTTATGGGAGCAGATCCGAAAAAGATAGAGAATATGCTTAAGATGATAACAAATCCGTCACCTAGTGCTCCAAATCCATCTTTCTAAATTTATTTATTTTAAATTAAATAATAAATAAAATTATAATAATTTTATTTATAGATATTTAATCATCATCATTATTAAATCCACCTTTTACACCTCTATCTCTACCTCTACCTTTATCTCTATCACCTCTACCTCTGTCTCTACCTCTGTCTCTACCTCTGTCTCTACCTCTGCCTCTACCTCTATCTCTTCCTCTATCACCTCTGCCTCTATCACCTCTACCTCTGCCTCTATCACCTCTACCTCTATCTCTACCTCGACCTCTATCATCTTTTGATGAAATAAAACTACCTACATCTGGCAAACATACATTCATATGAGTATTATACCAACATTTATGTGCTTCACAAAGGGCTTTCTTATTATCAAAATTAGGACATGTTTCTTTTGTTATACATGTGGAATTGTTTTGATTAAAGAAACAATTATTATCCATACAAGTTACTCGATTATTATTAAATTTATTACATTTATCATTACAAATGGTGATAATGTCAAACAAACTATAGTTGTTATATTCCATGATAGAATTATAATATTCTTTATATTCTTTCATAAGATTGTCAGTTATAATGTAATTTGTATGAATGTCATCTATATAATTATCAATATCTTCATTTTCATATAATGTTTGTTTAATAAATGAATTATTTGCATCATCTATATTATGTTCAGGAATAATAAGTTGTGCATCTTTTTTTGTTCCATCTTTTGCAACAAGTGCACGTATAATATTTTTAAATACAATTCTAAAATATGTGTTGATGACAAGACAAAGTATATATGTTAATTCTTTATTCATTTGAATAGAATTCATGTGTTTTTTAATATTGTTAATCAATGTATTAAGTACAAGATCATTATCATTTAGTTTATTTAAAAACATTTCTTTATATAAAATATATGTGAAATCTATACTATCAACTGAATGTGTAACAATGATTGTATTTGTATCATAAATATTATTGAATATCTCATCATATATTGTCTCGATTTCTTTTATAATTTTATGAATTTTTTTATAGTATAATTTTTCTGTAGATTTATCAATGTCAGCTACAAAATTAATAGTTTGAATTTTTTTATTATCTGTATCTGTTATTGTTGGTATATTGAAATAATCGGTAGAAATTTTATCAATTGTATCAAATGTTATTATATTAAATAATCCAGTCAACTTGTTCAAATAAATATCTTGCTGTATAATATTTGCTTTATCCAATGTGTCCTTTCCAAATTTTTTTTCTACTTCATCGTATGTTATATAATTTTTCTCTAGTAATTTTCTTATTAAAGATTTTGTTCCAATGTTGATATTGTTAGTAATTTTAATATTTTCATATCTTTTTAATAAATCGTATTTTTCGTATTTTGAATATTGATTACCTAAATCTAATTCAATTTTACTATTAGGAATGGAATTACTATTATCATATAAAAATTTTATATTTTCATCAGATGGATTTTTTTTATTAATTTTATTATAATTCACAATAATATCATTTTTTAATAACATTTTATCAAATTCATTACTTAATTGTGATTTATTAATACTCCTTGGTATTTTGTTATTATTATTAACGAATTGGTCTTTAATTTCATCCACAGTAATTTTACTATCCAATTGCCATATTTTAAGAATATTAATTCTTTCATTGTCAAGGGTATATTTATCGATTCCTTCTTCGTCACTGCCATATGTATATGTTTTTATCATTTCATTTAACTCATCTTGTTCTTTTCTAGTTAAATGACCACCGCTCATTACATCTTCTGTTATATTAAGGTTAAGTGTATCAAAAAACTTGTCCAGATATTCATAATACTTATTTTCATCTGTAATGTATTTATTTAAAAATTGTCCGAATAATAGGCAATTTATTATAATAAAATATAATGGTTTATAACCTTTTTCTCTATCACTTTCATCTTTCCATTCCACATTAATCGTCTGAATCATTTTTGGAGTTGATGTTGATGTTGATTTTAGAGTTGGTTTTGAAGTTGATGTTGATGTTGATGTTGGTTTTGGAGTTGGAGTAACAGTTGAATGTGTTGTTGATGATGTGATTATATTTTGTATAATATGTCTTCTATGTTGAATTATATTTATATCATTTAATAAGTTTGTTATTTGACTCATTAATATAGTATATATATATATATTTATTATATTAATGTAATCATTAATATAATTAAATCATATGGTAATATAGATATGAAGTGTATTATTACTAGAAAATTAGAATAATTTATCAATTTGATATGAATCGTTAATATAATATTATTATCTATATTAGATATATATGGATAATATTGGTATTTTAGATCCAGAAGGAATAAACAATAATCCATTAACTGGAAAACCTTATAGTGAACGATATAAAGAGTTGGCTAAAAAGTGGAGTGGTTATCCAGTCTATGGAAAATCACGAGAAATAATAAAAGATATTCAAGATAATCAAGTTATTCTCTTAATATCAACAACTGGCAGCGGAAAATCAGTACTCGTGCCAAAATTAGCACTACATACTTATAATTATAATGCCAAGATTGCAATGACGTTACCTAAGCAAATAATAACTAAGTCAGCTGCAGAATTTGCAGCATTAACTTTAGACGTTGAGTTAGGACAAGAAGTTGGTTATCAATATAGAGGATCAGACCCTAACCATAGATCTAATAAAACAAAAATATTATATTGTACTGATGGAACAATTGTTGCAATGTTATTAAATGATCCTTATTTAAAAACTTATGATTGTATATTAGTTGATGAAGCTCATGAAAGAAAGACACAAATAGATTTCCTTATTTATCTTCTTCGTGAAACGGTACGCCTTAGACCGGAATTCAAGGTAATATTTATGAGTGCAACTATTAATACTGCAATATTTGAGAATTATTTTAGGGATTTTAAGTTTAAAGTAATAGATGTTGGTGGTGCTAGAACATATCCAATTACTTCACACTTTTTAGATAAATCATTAGAATATAAAGAATCGATAGATGAAAGTTTTAATAGATTGATTAAGATACTGGAAACAGATAATCCAAAAAACTCAGGAGCACATGATATATTATTATTCGTAACAAGTTCAAATGAGGCATTCACAATATGTAAGAAGTTAAATGATTATGTTTCAAAAGAAAAACAAGGACAATGTAAGATAACATGTGATGGTGATATATTCTGTGTAGAAGTATTTGCTGGTATGGATGAAAAAAGACAATCATTGGCACAAGATAAAGAGTTATATAAACTTAATACTAAATATAATAGAAAAGTTGTAATCGCAACAAATGTTGCTGAATCATCATTAACAATAGACGGAATAAAGTATGTAATAGATACAGGATATGAATTAAGTGGTACATTTGATCCTGAGAATAGAGCAAGGAAACTGGATCGTGGATTAATTACTCAAGCGCAAGCAAAACAAAGAATGGGAAGAGGTGGAAGAACAGAACCAGGAGTATGTTACCATCTATATAGGAAAGAAGACTTTGATAATGTAATGGAAAAATTCCCTCAACCAGATATAAGGACAAGTGATATAACATCAGAATGTTTAAAGCTGATGGGTAATGATAAAATTAATACTATTGAGAAATTAGTCGACACCCTATCTAATTTTATAGAACCTCCAAGAGAAAATTTTATAAGAGTTGCCATTAACAATCTGATTCAGCTGGGTGCAATTGAGAAAGGAATACTGACTCCATTTGGAAAACTATTAATTGATATTCCAGAAAATAATATTTTTATGGCTACATCATTGATATTTGGCAAAATGTATAATTGTTCAAGAGAAATAATGAAAATAGTATCTCTTATGGATGCATGTAAAGGTAAAATTGGTGACTTATATAACTTACCTGAACAGAAGACAAAAAAAACAGATCAATCAGATGAACAATTCAAGTCAATGGTTAGAAATTTAGAAGAAAAATTAAATAATAAGAAAAAGAAATTTGCAAATAAATATGGTGATCATCTGAGTTTATTGAATCTTTATATGAAATTTAATGAACTGTATAAAAAAAATAAAGAAAAACAAGATAAATTAAATGATTGGTGTTATGATCATTTCTTAAAATTAAATCCATTACTAAAGGCTATAAAACATTATAAAAAAATAAAACCACAATTAAACAACTTGATAAAAGGTAAATTGGATCCACAAACAATCGGTTTACAATATAGTGATGAAATAAATAATTTAGAATTAAATGATAAAGTATTAGCTTGCTTATTATTGGGTTATAGATTGAATACGGCTTCAAAGAAATCTGGAACTGAAAATTATAGAACACAATTCAATAAGGATGGAAATATTAAAATAAATAAACATTCATTTTTAACTTTAAAATCAACATTACCGTCAAATGTATTTTATAATGAATTATTTATTTCAATGGGTAGAAGTGAATTAGTACTGGTTAGTGAAATTCCTAAAAGTATAATGAAAATTCTGGCTTGATCAAATATTTCAATATGATGATTCTACATATTTAAATTCTTTAACCATTGGAATAACTCTTTCTAATTCATCACCATTATTAACATATTTAATATTCCCATTTATTTTAAAACCCCATGAAGTATATAAATTTAGTAATTTGTTATACTTTGTATTTAATTCATGAGCATCCATTATAACATATTTTATTTTTTGGTCCTGAAAATCTTTTTCTAATAAATTCCAAAATACAGTTGAATAATTTTTTCCTCTATAGCTTGAATAAATACTAATATACTTCAATCTTATAGTTTCATTGTTTAATTTTTCAACAATACATTTACCTATTTGTGCTTCATCATTATACAGGAAGCAGTACGGTATAGTACCTATTTTAGCAAACTTGATATGCATTAAATTGTGCAATATTCAGTATAATAATATTAATAATTTAATTATTCAAATTTTGTATATATATATATGAATCAAATTGAAACAATTTTAAATAATATAAGTGTAATTCAAAATAGAAGACATATTACTCAAAATGTAATAATACAATTAATAACACCAACTCAATCGGTTACTCCACAACCAAATAAAGTTGTACTATATGGTCAAGAATATGATAAAGATATTAAGGAATTAAAATTACAAGGCATGAAACTTCAAACTTTACCATCGGAAATAGGACAATTAACTAATTTACAAGAACTTTATTTGAGTAATAATCTACTATCAACATTACCATCAGAAATAGGTCAATTAAACAATTTAAAAGTACTTCATTTGAGTAATAATCCACTATCAACACTACCATCAGAAATAGGACAATTGACCAATTTAGAAAGTCTTGATTTGTATGGTAATAAACTATCAACACTACCACCAGAAATAGGAAAATTAACCAATTTAAAAATAATTTCATTGATTGGTAATTCACTAACAACTCTACCATCATCAATAGGGCAATTAACCAATTTACACGAGATTGACTTGGGAAATAATCAGTTGACAACTATACCAAAAGAAATACTCCAGTTAACCAATTTACAATACCTTAGTTTAACATTTAATCAGTTGACAACTATACCAAAAGAAATATTCCAGTTAACCAAATTACAATACCTTATTTTAGCGTATAATCAGTTGACAACTATACCAAAAGAAATAGGACAATTAACCAATTTACAAAACCTTGATTTGTCTGATAATCAACTAGAGACAATACCAAACGAATTATGGAATTCAAATAATCAAGCAATTAAAGAAGCATTAGAACCATATAAACATCTAAAACCAACATCATCACCTAGTTCAACGCCTAGTTCAACACCTAGTTCCGTACCTAATTTTATGTCAAAAGTAAATATTAATTTAAAAGATGATGATTATACTAATATTAAATTCAAGATAATTGCTCCAGTTGATTTAGCACAAGATTATAATATAAATACTCGAGATGGTGAGTATTGGAAAACTATATTATTATTACCAGCAAGCGTAATAAAGTATAAATTAGTATTTGATAAACATCCAGACAAGGGTCGTGGATGTCCTAGTAATAAACAAGGTAAACATGTTACATTTGAGTTTAAAGCTGGTAAAACCTACAATATCAATATCAATGATTTATCGGAATGTAATAACAAACCAGAAGAACAAAAAGGAAAAAATTGAACAATATATTATATTATGATATATTATATAATGATTATTATTACACATGGATATACATTATATTCGTCAGAATCATCAAACTGTCAAGGATAACCAACAAAAACGATATGGAAATGTAGAAATTGTTGACAAAATCCTATCAATTGATGAGGAATGGAGAAGTAATAATTATAAGGCTGATTCAATGAGAAAACTCAAGAATGGTATATCTGCATGTTTTAAAACAGCTCCAGCAATATCAGATATTACTATTAATGATGAGTATACATTGGATAATTTAATGACTGATATCAATTCTTCAAAGATCCCTTTGTCAAATCTTACAAAAGACCAATTGCAACTATTAGGTAAGTATATTGGAGAAACAATATCTGGATTAGAAAAACTATGTAATAAATTATTAGAGGATAGAGATAATCTCATATCAACCTTGGGTAATTTTTTACATCCAGATGTAGTTGTATCTGATAACGAAGAAAATAATAAGATAATATATGAAACTGGTATACCAGATGAACTATTGTCTAAACCACTCAATCATATTGATTTATGTGAGAAATTAGGTTTTGTTGATACGGATTCAGGTGTTATGGTTTCTGGTAATAGAGGCTATTTTTTGACTGGAATGGGAGTCAGATTAAATCTTGCCCTTATTAATTATGCAATGGAATTTTTAGAAAAGAAAGGATATACACTAATGGGAACTCCCCATACAGTAAATAAAGAATTGATGTCTAAGATTACACAGTTGAGCGAATATGAAGAAACATTATATAAATTAGAAGGATATGACAAATTTTTAATTGCAACGAGTGAACAACCATTAACTGCATATTTTGCTAATAAACAAGTAGAAAAGCCAAAACTACCTATAAAATTTGCTGGTTTATCTCCATGTTATAGAAAGGAAACCGGCCGCCACGGGGTACAGACGAGAGGTATATATCGTGTGCATCAGTTTGAGAAGGTTGAACAATTTTGTGTAACTGAACCTGAAAAGAGTTGGGATATGTTTTATGAGATGATGAATACAACTAGAGAATTCTACGATAGTCTTGGTATTAAATATAGAGTGATTTCTATCGTCAGTGGTGCGTTGAATAATGCAGGCGCTATGAAATATGATCTAGAGGCCTGGTTTCCTGGCTTAAAAAATTATGGTGAATTAGTCTCTTGCACAAATTGTCTTGACTATTTTTCTAAGAGAATTGGTACAAAAATTAAAAACACCAAAGAATATGCTCATATGTTAAATTGTACATTAATGGCCAATACCAGAGTAATATGTTGTTTAATGGAACAGTATCAAACAGAAGATGGTATGCAGGTTCCTGAACCATTGAGGAAATATTTGGGATGTGATAAAATCTTATTCAGATAAATAAATTAACATAATGAGTTTGGATCCAGATCATTAAAATTTTCTTTTATTTTAGAAAGTAATTTAATATGTATATTTGATAGGGTTGATAATGAATCATAACTTCTTAGGGAATCTTCAAACATTTCAATATTATTAGTGTCTAATGAATCTAATATTTGATTTAACAATTTATATTGTCTTGAATTTGTAATAGATGGATAATTATTACAATACTGGTCAAATTTTGATCCAGCCATCTCCTTATCTATAATAATATAACACAACACAGCATCAAATATTAAATTTGTTAAATTATATTTACCTAATAAATTATTAGACGGAGTTGTAATTGATTCATCAATTATTGAAAAAGCATTTTCAAAATCATTATCTTGTATATATAATTCATAAAGTTCTTTCATAATTCTGTCAGATTTATATTTTGATTCAACAGAAAGATCTTTGATATCATTATATAATTTGATTGTTTCTTTATAATTTAGTTCTTTTTTATAATATTCTGCCAATTTTTCTTTTAGAGAAATGATGTTGTTAAATTTACCATCAAGTGTATATTCAGCTATTGCTTTATTACACATATCTATTCCTTTCAAATGATCCATACTTTTTTGAAGTAGAAATAGTCCATATTCTTCGTAATATTTATTAATTTCATTAAAAAAACTATCTTTTAATTCTAATGAGCATTTTATGATCCATTCATAGCATTCCACAACACGACTATAATTTTTGTTTATAATGTATATATTTTTGGCTTTTACAAACAATTCTAAAGCTTCTTCGTTATATGAGTTTTTATTTATGAATTTAAATATGGAATTATATTTTTTAATAGCATCATTGAAATATATTTCTGCAGACATAGTTACTAAGGAAATAGTAAAACATAATAATAATATTAGTATATTTTTTCAACTTTATTGTCATCTAACATTCATTTAGAAAATTGAAAAAATAAATAATTTAAAGTGATGTTTCTACATAAATTATATAAATATAGATATCTAATATATATAAGAGCATGTGGAAGTATTTTGTAAAGGGCAGTCCAGTATCAACAAAATCTGGATTTGAATTTAAAATGACACATACATTTGAGAAGCGAAAAGCAGAATCAACAAGATTACGTGAAACATATCCGTTACAATACCCAATTATATTAGAAAGGGCTGATAGAACAGATTTACCGGAAATTGATAAAAAAAAATATTTATTACCAGGTGAGTTAACGGTTGGTCAATTTCTTCATTATATAAGAAAACAAATTAAACTTGATGCAACACAAGCATTATTCATTTTTATTGATAATAGTATTATACCACCAGCATCTGCAACAATTGGAGATATATATAATAAATATATGGATCAGGATGGATATTTATATATCTTATATAGTAAACAAGAAACATATGGAATTTAAATTTGATTAGTTTATTAATGATTTAAAAATTTATTATTATAGTAATAATAAATGAGTGAAAACAATGAAGGACGATTATGTGGTATATTTACTGTCAATGGTGTTAAATACGAGAGTAAAATTAAAATAAGGCATACTCATAATCTAACATTAAAAAAACATGAATATGTTGGCGATACATTAGTTGAAAAGTTCGATGTAATAAAAGGTGTATATGGAGAAATTTACAAATGTAATATAACAGATTTATTTCTAATGATGACTAAAAAACTACCATTATTTTATATAAATGTTATAAATGAAAGACCATTAAGAAAGATATTATTATTCAGAGTATATTTGTACTTTACAATTGAATCGGAAGTAAAATCAATCAAACAATTATTAGAAAATGATCTAGATGGTAAATTTAATTTGGAAATTATGATAGAAAAAGATACTCGATCATTAAACGATACTATTCAAAAATATCCAGGAGATGAAAAAATGTATGATAAATTAAAGAATTTTGCATTATCAGAAGAAATGAAAACATTAACATATGCGCTGGTTGATGATATTGATAAAAAGCTTCAAAAGGATTATGAAAAGGAATTTGATTATTATAAACCACCAACAAAAGTAATATCATTAAAGGATTATTATACAAAATAAACAAATGAATATAATTATTAATATATAAATATATTCCTACAAATTTCAATTAAATAAATTATTTGTCCAATTACCACCAAGTAACATCATAGCTGATACAGCAATAACACCAACTCGACCCATCAGATTTTTTGGTTTTTTCTTTGATGCCTCATAATCTGCAATAGAATCTTCAAATGGATGAACATCTGGGTATTTGAAATTATCTTGATCAAACATGTAACTAGTTGTCATTTCATTAATATTAGATGTTTTTGTTTTTTTATCACAAGGAATAACATTATTTACAGAAAGTTCAGTGTTAAAACATCGAAAAAAGTCGTTTGAACTAGGATTCCCATCTGCAGATGAATGCGGACAGATGTTATAATTATTGTCAATATTATATCCATATGTCAAATCGGCATTTTGATAACTATCATTTAAATTATATGAGTTTTCAAGATTAATGTCATTATTATCATCATTATCATTATTATCATTATTATCATTATTATCATTATTATCATTATTCTCACTATTCTCACTATCATTATCACTATCATTCTCACTATCATTATCATTATCATTATTTTCATTTATAATAACATTAGTACAATGTTCTGGTTGATCGTTAATAGGATTATTATTTGATTGTTCAATTTCATCGTCACTAGCATCATACTTATTATTATTTAAAACATTTACTATTGTATTATCATTATCATTATCAGAATCAGACGATTGTTCAATATATATATTATCATTTTCTTTAATACTTTTTTGTAATTCTTTATAATGTTCGTCAATAGTAAATGTATTACTGTTTATTATTTTATTTTGGTCATTTTGATTATCAATAAAATCATCAATTATGAGATCATTAATATCTTTATGATTAAATTCAATTATACAATACGGATTATCCTTATCATTCAGATCTTCAACATTATTAACAGAAATATCAAAACTAACACAATCAGATTCAGATGTTAATTTGCTACTTTTTGATCCAAGAATATTATCTGCTATTTCTTTAAAAAGAAAATTATTATCATTTACAAGATCAGAATTTTGCGATATGTCATTATTTTGAACATATATATCATCAATATTATTAGAAACAGAATTCATAATTTCTTTATCCATAATATTAGACATAACATTATTTTTATATTTATTTCCCAAGTTCATTTATGAAAATTATATTAAGAACATACTATTAGTTGTTAAAATAATTATCAAAATAATTTCAATTTTTATTTTCATGTGCTTTCTATATATTTTAAAAATGTTGAAATATATAGTATTTAAATAGATAGATGTTTATAGTATTATACTTCATATGTTTATAGAATATTTAATGAAATGGTTATGTTGTTATACAGAACCAGAAGACAAAAATGATATTGAGATGAATGAATATAGTAATAATTATCATTTATATGATAATGATATACCAATACAGCAAACCATGAGAAAAAATGTAAATTTACATGAAATAGTAATAAGTGGAAAAAATGTGACTATTATTAATGATTTTGTGAAGTGATAAAAAAATTGATATAAAAAGTATATTAGAGGTTTATTATTTGTTTATTTAAAAATTTACAATGCTAGATAAATATTACCAAAAACCAGTGTTAGTATTGCCCACCGCAATACTCTTTACATTTTCAGTTATTATGAGTTGTTCAATTGTAACTTTTTATAGATCATTTGTGACACAATATGATACTGTTTGGTGGGTACCCTGTACCCTAACACTAATAATACTCCATTCGATTATAAACTATATTCAATTTACTGTTACACATGAGGCATCACATGGAAATATTTCAAGATATAAATTAGTGAACACTCTATTTGGGATGGTTTCAGCATTATGGTTAAGTCCAATTGGATATTATATGGGATTTAGATATATTCATTTGGAACATCATGCATATACCAATGATCCGGACAGGGATCCAGATATGTATGCATCATTAAATGGAATTGGTGGACCAAAATTTTTATTCTTGCGGTGGTGTACAATTGATATTCACTATATAATGAAATATTCTAAGTATGTATTGTACAATTTCAAGGTTAAAGAGATAACCTATTATGTTGCATATGCAGCATTTTTAATTGGATTATGGAAAATTATATATACGACTGATTATATTATGGAATATATATTATTCTCTGTGATATCAACAAGAATATCATTATTCTTATTATCATTTGCTTTTGATTTTTTACCACATTATCCTCATGAAATAACTAGACAATTAGATAAATATAAAACCACATCATATATTTCAATTTCAGATATGTTTAGACCATTATTATCGTTAATGTTCATGTATCAAAATTTTCATATAAGTCATCATTTAAATCCATCATATCCATTTTACTTATATGGAACTGTTTGGTTTAATAATAAAGAGACTTTAATTAAGGATCATAATATATCAATAAAAAAGTTTATAGCTTTTCCAGAAGAAGAGAAAATTTTATAACAAGTAAGTTCATTTTGAATAATTATAATTCTATAGAAATACTAATAATATGTTCTTTAATATAATATACAAATCACCAATATGGAAAAGTATAGATACAAAAAGTAGAAATATGAGAATATTAGTGATGGGATCTATATTTTATGTAATAGTTCACTCATTTATTTATTCCAAGTATGTAGAAAGTATAGAATTTGTGGAGAATTACAGAAAATATTTATATTATTTGATGGTAATTGATTTAGCAAGTACTGGTTTATTAATGTTTTTAAGTGATGATAAGAAACAAAAGAAATCAAAAAATATGAAGAAAAATAATCAAAAGAAACAACATAAAATGAATTTACCATTTCAACTGTCTCCACAGTATCAACCATCATTACAACCATTATCTAAAATAAATAATAATCCTATTCAGGCGCTACATAAACCAGTAAACAAACAATTTACTGTAAATAATGTTCAAAAAGTCGAAGATAATGAAAGTATTCAATTACCAATATATAAAAAGCAAAATCAACAACCTATTAAAGTAGACAATGATGATTATGAAATTCCAGTTTATAATCATCATGAAGAAATAAATGAAAGTCAAATAAGTGAACAAATTCCAATCTACCATAATAATGGAATTCCAAATATTTATGTTTGAACAGATGGAACCCAATAAGTTGTTCTTCCAGGTATAATTTTATCTCCTTGTACAGGATTACCTTTAGGATCTTTTTTCTGTCTGTAGACTTTAAATGAAAATTTATCACTATCTTTAAGAACAACATCTGGATGATAATTAAATTGATTATTTTGATTATTATTAACATCCTTTCTTAATTTTTTAATAAATGATGCCATTCCTTCGTCAAGATGTTCTAGATATCCAGTACTTGCGTCTAAGAATGATAATTTAACAATATATTTAATTGATGCAGCTAATGAATTGACTAATGTTTTGTCCTTGTATATTTCACTTATTTTTTTATATGGTGATATTTTTGCATTATATAAAGCTTCAACACTCAGATAATTACCTAAACCGGAACCAATACCGCCTTTGATGGTTTGATCCATAAGAACTTTAATTATTTCTTTATCACCTCTTGCTTTAACTATTTTTCCAGTGTCATTTGTTATATATTTTTCAATTCTGTTATAAAACTCGTTATTTGTGAATGTAGTTTTAAGAAAGTCAGGTCCCATTTTATCCAGCTCTTTATCTAATTTTGTTTTGTCATTAACAATTTCAACTGTTCCAAAACTTCTTGAATCTGTAAAATATAATTTAGTATCATTAATTTCAAATTCTAACCCACTATGAGTTTCTTTTGTAAATCCCCATTCACCTTCTAATCCGAATCTATTTAATATATAGTATGAATTGCCATCTTTTCCCGTTAATTCAAACCATAAAAATTTGCCTTTAGAATCTATTTTATTAATTGTAAATGGAGAATATTTTTCTATATAATTTTTTCCTTTTAAAGGGTGTCTTGAATATCTTCCTCCTAAAACATTAATTTTTTTAATCTTCATTCCATTTAATTTATCATTTAACCACAATGAAGTTAAACATACCTCAACAACTTCTGGCATTATATAACTAATAGTTTTAATTCTTTATATAAAAATACTAAAAATTCATTATATTTAGTTTAAATATCTTTGAAAATAAACTCAAGTATAATATATAATGAATTCAATAAACTTAAATGGATATTCATTAGAAGTATTAACAGATAATGAACCAGTTGAAAAAATTATTTATCATGACACTAACTATTATGCACTTCCAAACAATACAGAATACATGATAAGATTAACCAATAATAGAGATGTTAAAACAGATGCGACTATATGGATTGATAATGAAAGAGTAGGAACATGGAGAGTAAATCCATATAGTAGGATTACAGTTGAAAGACCTGGCAACATGAATAGAAAATTCACATTAGTAAGAGAAACATCATATCAAGCAAAACAAGCCGGTGTTGAAGTTGGATTACAAGTAAACGGTTTAATAAAAGTAGAATTCAAACCAGAAAAATTCTCAGAATATGTACCTCAAATAAGAGATCATACAGATTATTTACAATCATATGATCCCACTGGTGTACATTATTTATGTAAAGCATATACGGATACTGTTACTCCAGCGGATAAAATTCATAGATTTTGTGCAATGAATAGTAATAGTTATGATAGATATGTTGAAAGTAATTTACTATCTCCTGGTGCAACCATATTAGGAAATCAAAGTAATCAACAATTTAAGAAAGTTGTTCCTATTGATAATGTTGATACTGCAAATATAACAGTAATCCATACAAGATTAGTAGTTGATGATGATAAATCAACATGGAGAAGAAAATATATACATTTAAGGGAAGCTAATAATGTTAATAACCAAACACTTGTTCCTCCTCCAATTAATAGAGAACATCCAAGTAGACCTTCTAAATGTTTTGTTAATAATAATTTTGCAGCACAAAATAAAGATTGGTTGGATCGTTATAGTGGTCGATATATGAATTAATAAATAAACTTTACATTATTTCATTGATTTCAATGTTTGCTTTTTGATAGTAATCATTTACGAGTTCAATATTCATACAAACAGATGTTAACAAATGTGCAAAATCAATACTTGCCCCATGCCATGGATTAGTAATGAGATTAATATGTAGATGTAATTGCCAAAAACTAGGATGATAATGAAAATATAATCTTAACTGATTACTATTTATTGAGTGTAATTCATTTATTTTATTTATACATATTTCTTTTGTTTTTTTTAACAATGGTAAATATGATTGATTTAGGTCTCTAATACTTCTTAAGTTTTTATTTTTAAATATTACTAAATAATACATATCATCTATATTTTTTGAGCTCCATTTGAGATCAGGTATCATAACAATATTTTCATCAGAATACACAATTGTTTCTGTTTCTTTTACACCATTAATGATATTATCAATCCATGCCAGATCTTGATTTATTATTTGAGGATATATTTTAGTATAATACATTTCTGGTGTTTCAATAATTCTCTTTCTCTTACATAAATATTTGTGATAATCTTCTTCAAGGACTGGATATACAATAATAATTTCATATTGTGATATATTGTTACAAATATATTTATAAAATCTATCATTATTCATTATCTGATTTAAATTTGTTGCTTTATTAAAATCAAAATCATAATCAGTAATTCCTTTTATTTTGATAATAATATCATTATTATTATATTTACCTAAGAATGTTTGACTATTTTGATGTTCTGATGAAGTGATTAATTTGAGATCTTTAATTTTACTAAAATCCATTTGATATATTACAATATGTGGATAAATAGACAAAATTAAAATATTTCAATGTTTTATAATGAACAATAAAAAGTATATATTTAAGGATTTAAAAACGATAACAAATTTAAGAAATTATGGAAATATAATATGGAATAATGATTTAGAAATAGATAAACGATTTAAGATTAGTGATTATTTAAGTTATGTGAAGTCTACTGATATATATAAGTCATTTAATGACAAATTAAATATAGATTTTGATACTTATACTAATTTTAGAATAATGGGTGTATGTAATTTATACAATCAATTAAAATTAACAATTACTGATATATCTGAATATATATATATAATTACTGATCAAATTTACAAAACATTGTATATAAGTATAGGTAGATGTCATCCTATATTTTGGTATAAATGTACCAATAAAAAATCATATATTGATACTTTCGATAATATATTTGAAAGTTATAATGTTAATGATTACACATTAGATCATAAAATGAACATAAAAGGATTTATAGGTAATGAAGATATATTATCATTAAATATTCATGATTTAGAGAATCATTTAATATTAAATAAATATTCAGACAAATTGATATGGGGATCATTTTGGTTAGATCATCCATTTAGAGAGGAATATTTGACAAAATCTGTATCATATACTGATAGTATAATTTATACAGGTCAATCAATGAGACAAGAAGAAAATAAATATACGGTAAGTGTCCGTACATTATATTCAAAATCGCTAATAACAATTCATTGTTATAATGATGCGTATGTAGTTGAATTGCGATATAATCCAATAAATACTCATCATATAGTAACAATTAATGAAATATTTGGTAGAAGTTATAATATTGATATGCCAATTGATGTAGTAATTACATTAATTAATTTTCCATTTGTTACATATAATGATATTTTAAATATGATACCATTTAACCAATTTCATATGTATATTATTACATTATTAACAGATATGAATAAATCAAATGATACAACTATACAAAAACTAGATGAAATAATTAATAATTTGGATAAAGATGATGAGTTAGTAATAGAGGTTAAACATTATATTAATCAACTAGAAAATTATAAATTATTAAAACAAATCATAGATGAAAATAATTTTAACGATGTGATTGAAAATATAGACAATCTAAATGACACAACAATATCTAAAATAATTAATGATTTAATGAATAAATATAATTGCATTGATAATGATTTTATTAAAAGAAAATTATATGAATATTTGAATAACGTTGATGTTTAGTATTGATTTAATTCAACGACATTAAAAATTTGATTTTAGTAATATATGTAATATACAGTATATTACATATTTGATAATTACAATGAATAACGAAGATTTTGACTCAATTGGTGATGAGAAACGTCTTGATACATTCAAAAAAGCTGTAGAAAAAGACTTTATGGTAAAATTTAATAATCTGGATGCCGATGATGAAGATGAATTGGATGAGAAAATTGATGCAATAAAAAATAGTGATACTTATCGAAAATATGAGAGAATTTGGAATAGGTTTGCAGATTTATGTGAAACTAATAATATCTTGGCTCGTGCTGATTGGACATGTTGTAATACATGTGGTAATTCTGAAATAGATAGAGAAAAAGATAGAATGGAAAAGTCATGTAATAAAAAATATGTGGGATATGTTTTTTATCATTTACAAGAATCAGATAGAATATATACTCAATGTCAAGAAGATAAGGAGGAAATAAAAGTATGGTTAGGATGGGGTTATTTTGATAATCTGGATGAAGAAAATGATACTAAATGTATCAAATTAGCAGAAAAAATATATAAAATAGCATTAGATGCTGGTTGTGATCTTGACTATACAGATATATCACAGAAACTAGAATTTAAGGCAACATTAAAAAATTGATTATTTTAGTTTATTCAAATTATCTATTTATTTATTGGTATATAATTTTGTATGGAAGATCTGATTCAACAAGATGATATAAAAAAAGAGTATACTGTATCCGAATTAACAGAATTAATAAAGATATTGCTGAAGACATCATTTGATAAAACTATTTGTATTATTGGAGAAATTTCAAACTTCAAACCATCAAAAAATAATGTTTTCTTTACATTAAAAGATGAAGAAGCAACATTGAATGTAGTAATATGGAATTATCTGGGAAGAAAAGATAAAATAAAATTAGAAGATGGTAAGAAAGTGAAGGTATATGGTAGTTTGACAGTATTCAATAAATCAGGGTCATATAATCTAACAGCATATAAAGTTGAAATGTTGGGTGTTGGTGATTTGCATCAGGAATATTTGAAGTTGAAAGAATTTTATTCACAAAAAGGTTATTTTGATGAAACAGCTAAAAAACAATTGCCTGCAACAATACATAAAATAGGAATTATAACTGCGAAAGATGGGGCTGCATTACAAGATTTTTTGTATGTCCTGACAAAAAATGGATATTCTGGACAAGTATATGTAAAGAATTGTCTGGTTCAAGGGAAAGATTGTCCTAAGGCAGTTGCAACCAGTATAACAGAAATGGATTTGAAGAACTTTGATGTATTGGTTGTTGCGCGTGGTGGAGGATCATTTGAGGATTTATTTGGATTTTCGGATGCACAAGTTATTGAAGCGTTGCATAAATGTAAAACTTGTACAATTTCCGCAATAGGTCATGAAGTTGATTTTATGTTATCAGATTATGCAGCAGATATAAGAGCACCAACTCCTTCAATTGCAGGTGAAATAATATCTGGTAAAAGAGAAGGTACAATAAGTTTAGATGAGCTAAATAATGTGATTAATACGCTACAATTAAATATTTTAAATATACTATCATATTTAGAGTATGAGTATTCAACTGTTTTATGTAGAATTAAATCACCTATTGATACAATTGATAAGATACTTATAGAAATTGAAAATACATATGTTCAGACTCAAAATATAATAAAAACAAACATTAATAAAAATAGTGAAAAATTAAACAGTTTAATTGAACAGTTGAATAATATGGATTCTCCATATATACACATGAGTCAAGGATATTGTATTGTATGTAAAGGAGATGATAATAGATTATTAACGTTGGATGATTTTAGTGAGTATATTAAGAAAAAGAAAAAATTGAAAGTAAAATTTTTAGATGGAGAAGCTATATTTGATATGAGAAATATCAATATTATTGTTAATGAGTAACGAAGAACTTTCATTAGAGAAGAGGATTGAAAATTTAAAAAAAAGAATAAATGACTATGAACAAATGGACGAAAACAGTAAGATATCTAATGTACAAGAATATAAAGAGATACAAAAGGAAAAAGATATATGTTCCACTATAATAGATGGATATAAACAATCACTAAATGATCCTAAAACTAAAAAAGACAATAAAAAGAAACAAACAAATGATAATATTTCAGAATTATTAAATAAGATGTATGAAATAAAAAAAATAATAGAAGGAAATAATTTAGAAGTAGATAAAATGGTTACATATTATCAGGAATTATGTAATATTAGGAATATTCTGAATGATCATTTTAAGAATAAGAAAATGGAAATTGTTAATATATAATTCATTTATAATATCATATAAATGATAATAAAATTTGTTTATTTTATAAAAAATTGATAAATTATTGTTTTTAAGTATAATCATTAGTATGAAAACTATTAAAAAGTAAATTAGTTAGTGTATTATATGAAATATGACAAAGCCACAAAACTTTCAAGTTATAAATTAAGAAATGGAAAGGTTATAAATCGTAATAAAATTTCTATAAAGAAGGATCGGATACATAAACCTAATGCCATGAAATATAATTTACGTCCTCGTAAGAATATAATTAAACATCGCGAAATAATAAATGACATAGTTAAAGACCATGTTAATCATGCATTGCCATCAACATCACGATCGAATAAGAGAAAACGATTTGATGATGAAGAAGATGATACTGTAGAATCTGAATTTACATGGGATAATTTTAATGAATATCAATCTGCAGATGGAATTAATAATATTCAAGGCAATGACAAGAGAGATTGGGTATCGGCAACAAATGTCAAAAATTATTTGATGAGAGAACCATTGATTGATTGGCTTGATCTACATTATTTAGATCGTGGATATAATGATAATCCCATTCAACAAGAACAAAATGTCTTTTTAGCAGAGAGAGCAAAAAAGAAAAAAGAAGTAGAGACTGAAATGTCAAAACTTAATATATTTTTTGAAATGGGTATAAAATTTGAGGCAGAAGTAATGAAATATTTAAGATCACAATATCCAAATGAAGTCAAGAAGGTGGTAACTAAGTATGTAGAACAGGAACTACATAAAAAAACATTACAATTTATGATGGAAGGTGTTCCAATTATCGAACAGGCTGCATTATATAATTTTAAGAATAAAACATATGGTATTTCTGATATTCTGATTAGAAGCGATTGGATTAATCGGTTATTTGAAAACAAAGTTATCGATGAAGCAACAGAAAAAATTAAAGCTCCATTGCTTACTGGTAATTATCATTATCGTGTTATTGATATAAAATGGACTACGATGTATCTTTGCAGCAATGGTCGAACTTTACGAAACAGTCAACGTTTTCCTGCATATAAAGGTCAAATGGCAATATATAATGCAGCAGTTGGATTAATGCAAGGATATACTCCAAATGAAGCATATATTTTAACAAAATCATGGAATCTGAATGGCGGTCAAGATGAAGGACATAATTGTTTTACTCAATTGGGAATCATTGATTATTCAGGTTTTGATGAGAAATATATTAAAGAAACATATGATGCAATCAGATGGGTAAGAAATGTTAGATACAATGGAATAAAATGGTCATGTAATAAACCATCAATTCCAGAATTATATCCAAATATGTGTAATAGATATGATACACCATACCATGGTGTTAAAAGAGATTTAGCAGATAAATTAAAAGAACTTACACAAATTTGGAATGTGGGAGTTAAGCATAGAAAAATAGCACATAAAAAAGGTATATATTCATGGGACGATCCAAATTGTTCATCGGAGAATATGGGAATTCATGGTAAGAAGGTGGGACCTGTTATAGACAAAATTATAGAAATAAATAGGGATTCAATTGATTTAATTAAGCCTAATAAAATTACAAATAATATGACTAATTGGAAAACAAAACATGATTTAGATTTCTATTTAGATTTTGAAGGGATAACTGGATGTTTATATTATAATGATATTAATTTAGAAAATGCTAAACAAGATAATCAAATTGTATTTTTAGTTGGTGTAGGATATGAAGATAATGGTATATGGAATTACAAATCTTTTTTAGCAAATTCTATTAATAGAGAAGAAGAGCGTAGAGTTATAAATGAATTCATTGGATTTGTAAATAATCGAATTGATAATTATATGACAAAACATAATATTAAAAATAAAAATTTATGTCAGCCAAGATTTTTCCACTGGTCTCATGCTGAAAAATCAATATTGGGTATGTTAAATAAGAGACATAATAATGAATGGAATCAATGGAAGAACAATGTTACATGGATAGATATGTGTAAAGTTTTTATAGATGAACCAATTGTTATTAAAGGAGCTAAGAAATTTTCACTAAAAGATATTGCAAAAACAATGTCTTTCCATAATATGATTAAAACAAAATGGCAAGAAAATGGTCCAGAAAATGGATTAGATGCAATGATGGAAGCAATAGAATATTATAGATATAAATCAACAAAAAATAATTTGGATATAAATAATCCGATTGATGAAAAACAATTAATAACAATGGCTTCAATTATAGATTACAATGAGGTTGATTGTAAAGTGGTATATGAAATTGTAGAATACTTAAGAAAAAATCATTGTTAAGTAACAGTTGATATTATATTTACCTTTTTTTATTGAGATCTTTATTATTTAAACTAATAATTATTAATCAAGTATGTATTAGTTATGACCCCATATTATTTATAAAAAATTTGAAAATTAGTATCAAAGCTATATTAATAATAATAATAAGATTATATCCTATAGCATGGAACAAGTTGATTGTACAACAATACCTGAATATCTAAAGTTTCCGAGGACAATTAATCATAAAGTATGGGCTGAATACTTGGGTCGTCAATTAAATTGGGATGAAAGATGTATATTAGAAGATTATAGAGCAGAAAATAGGATGAATGATATGATGAAAGAATTATATACACAATGTAATATTAAAGGAAATTTGTATGTACCGATGTTAACGAATATTGATGGAAATTGTTTAATTGAATCACTTAATTATTACGGAATAGGAGAAAATGTAAAACAACTAAGAAATATGTTATCTGTGTTAATGTATATATATAAGGATTACAAGGGTTTTTTACCAAATAATGATTTATCATTGAAAGAATTATTTGACATGACAAATGAAATCGAAATAGTATGTTCAAGAAAAAAAACGGATGATGACGAACATTTAGAATATTACAAATATACTTATAATGTTATGTGTCAAGATTTATCGAATTCACATAGTTGGCAAAGATTACCGACTCAATTAATATTGATGGTTGTTTCATATGTTTTTAAAGTAGAAATTATAATTGTAAGTAATATGGGATCATATGAAAATGTGATAAATGCATTTGAATCTGTTACTCCAAAGCCATCATTATTTACGGTTTATTTGGGACATCTTGGTGAATCTCATTATATACCATTAGATATACTTAATCCTGATAAAGAAGAATTAGATCCATTATTTTACAGGGATGCCAAACACAAATTAATAGAATGGGCGACATTTATGGAAAAAATTAAGATTAATAATTATTATGAGGAATTATTGAAAAAACAAAAAGTGAATGAAATTTTGGTTACTGAGAGTATAAAAGTAGAAACTGATCAAATAAGTGACTCTAATATAACAACGTTTGTTGATGTTGCAGCAATAACTGGAAATAACAACAATAATGATAATGATAGTTATGTTAGTTTTTAATTAATTTATTTATAAAAAAATTGATATTTATAGTTTTTGTTATATATTATATTAACAATATGATATATCACTTTTAGTTTTAAATCATGTCGTTTGCAAAGAAGTCCAAGTATCCACAGCAGCAGCAGCAGCAGCAGCAGAAGAAGCAGCAGCAGAAATTGAAAAATAAGCAGCCATTTAAGGTAAATGGTTTTCTCGAGTCGAAGATTATGAAGGAAGGTGTGGAGGTTAATCATTCGGCTATTAATCATTTGATTCATGATATGGTAAATCGCAAGATGCGTTCTGATGAGTGCAACCCGGATCCATTTGGTTGCCGTCATTACTCTTGCTTCTTTCGTGGGCAATCAAAGTGGTGGGAAAAAGGTGGCTTTGGGGGAGAACTCTATTCGTGAAGCCCGTCGTGGATGTGGTTATAGCCTTCATGCTGAGATGGATGCGATCCGAAAATTGCCTCCATTGCGTATGAGAGGACGTAAGAAGGAAATTACATTGCTTGTAATTAGAATTGATCGACATGGAAATTTGAAGAATTCTGCACCTTGTTTTAAGTGTTTGGAATACATTAAGCGTGTAAATTGTACAACTTCATATTCAATCAAAGAAGTATGTTATTCTGATGAAAATGGAAATATTGTTATTAAGAAGGCGATTGATCTAATTAATGCAAAGGTTAAGCATATCAGCTTGAGGTTTAGAAAAAACATCCACGAAAGCAAGTTATATGAAGATTAACATCTTTTATTTATATTTATTTTACTAAATAATAAAAAAATTATCTATTAATATTGTTATCCATTAATAAGTTCGAATCCCATACATATTTTTTCTTGTGGAAATAATGTGGTATCACTAATTGTTTCTGCAATAGCATATGATTTTTCATTTTGTTCATTCAGTGTTGTTTTGGTGACGAGGTATGTTCCTTGTTCAGTTTCAGTATCGCCTTCAATTTCAAGTGTAATAATAGTATCATCTGGTATTTGTTTAATTAATTCTTCTTTTTGTTTTATTGTTAGACCCCTTAAAATGTACCATCCAATATCAACATATGGATCATCTTGTTCTAAAGGTCTATATATTAGAAATTGACTATCTTCTGTAAATATATTAATGCTTTTCTCCTTAATATCAAATGTGTTTGATAAAATATATCTTATTGTTTCTCTTGTTATTCTAACATCATCATTCGATCCAATACGTGGATTGAATTCGACCAAATCCATACCAATAATATTATTTTTGAGCGATACTAATAAGTTTGTAACATATTCTAATTCCAAGCCATCTTCGTTTGATGGGATTACTGATCTGATTAAATTATCATTAAACACTTTCATATCTAAAGATACAAATACTGGTTTATTACCAATCATATCTTTAACAAATTTAATAATATTATTTAGTCCAATTGTTTTTATTTTTTTTGTTGTTAAAAATGGCATTTTAAATTCTTTCACATCATCAATTATATCATCTTTATCAACTAATCCATAAAATATAAATTGTTCTGGTTTGAGCAATAGTTTTTGTGAAATGAAATGTGTATCACATAATCCTAATAATGATGCAACAGGCATATCATTAAGATCATAAGTTTGTGATGTAGTAAAATCATTTAAATCTGGATATGAATCAATCCATAATACAACTAAATCTGATGTACAATTATTACCATATTGCTTCATACATTTTTCATTTATTGCAGCAATTGTTGCAGATGATATACTATGATCACCACCAATAGTAATTATTTTATCACTAGGATTTATTTTAGTATATTCTAATATATATTTATAGAGTAGTTCATAACCTTTACAAAGTTCTATTTTTTTATTAGGGATATCAACAACTGAATCATTAAATAGTTTTGTTGATATTTCAAAATCATATTTTTGTTTTATTTCATCTGGTGCAAATTGAAAACCTTGTTCACGTGATGATTGATGACAAGGTGCTTTAATAAAATGTAATTTAGACAT